TGAAGGATCGGACTGCATATTCAAAAGAGATTTATCAGATACTGGATGATGCAGGACTTAGTGAGGAATAAAAATGATAGCGATCATTGACTATGATGCCCATTATATTTTCAAAATTCGCATAAAATAAGGCTAAATGGGCATCTGAAATAAGCCCAAAACCAGTTTTACTAATTATATACTAAATACAGTGCTTTGAATGAATACTTAGAGTGCCGCGGTGGGATACCACTACGGTGCTCTTTTTTTTTTCGTTTATAAGTTATTGAAATTGGAATATATTACCAGCACATTTATCAACTATTTTCATGTATAATTGATTTTGGAGTTAGGGGATGATTATGTATGAAAATAGTATGTGAAACTTGTGGTGCCCCATTGAAATATTATGACACTGTTTCAAGAATTGTAAGAACGAAAGGGCGCATAACAATACATGTTCCAGTTCAAAGATTAAAATGCCCTATGTGTGGTTGCATACATAGAAATCTTCCGGATTATATTTATCCATACAAGCAATATGAAGCTGAAATTATAGATGGCGTTGTGGAAGGATTCATAACCTGTGATACGATAGGTTTTGAGGACTATCCTTGTGAAATGACAATGTTTAGATGGAGATCAGAAAATTTATAATCTCATTTATAAAAATATTAGTACAGATTACGGTTTATAAAGATTGAGCCAGCAATGGCTCTTTCTTTTTGCAGTTATTCCACTGAGGTTGTTTTTACTATTGCTTATTTCTAACCTAGAATAGATTTTACAAGGAGGGAATAAATTATGGCAACTACAATCAGACCGGAATTATCCGAGAAAAATCCTTATTGGATTGAAAAACATCGTTACTATGAGTTGAAGCATTTTTGTTTACAGTATCCCATTTGGAGAAAAGCATATTCTTCACTGAGTGGAATTAGCGGTAAGCCATCAGATTGGGCTATGTTCATTGTCACTAGCACCATGGGCGATCCAACCGCAAAAGTCGGGATAGCACGGGCATATTATTCAGAACGAACGGACATGATTGAGAGGGTGGCTGAGCAAACAGATCAGCAGCTTGCTCCATATATTCTAAAAGCTGTTACTGAGGGATGGTCCTATGATATTTTGAAAGCTAGATTAGGAGTTCCATGCTGCAAGGATACTTACTACGAATTGTACAGACGTTTCTTTTGGTTATTAAATAGGGAACGGAAATGAATCGCACGTTTTACAATCGCTTTTATGGAAACTATAACAACTGTTTGAAAGGAGATAAGTATGCAGAAATTTAAGAATGTTATGGTATTTGTGTTAGCGGTGGCATTAGCTTTTGAAACGGGAGTATTAACTGTTGTATGGAGTTTTTTGGCAGCGTTTGGCGATATCGAAGAATCTAACAAGTCTGAAAGAAGACGAGTAAGTTACAGAAGTTATAGAAATGAGGACTGAGCCAGCAATGGCTCTTTCTTTTTATCTCGCAAAACATACAACTCCCTTTATGAAAGGATGGTGATATTTTATGAGTAAAAATGATAAAGAAATAGAAGCTCTTGGCTATAAGATTCGCGTATCAGATTTGTCCTGCGGTTATATTGTGTATGAAAACAAGCAATCGGATAAAGAAGTCATTATTGAATGGGATGATGACGAGGAGTATTGCATGATATTTTCGCAAACAATTTCAAGAATCAAGGATTGGTACGGTCAAACTTTTCAAGAGCCACATGGGTTGACTATTCGAGAAATTGAATTATTCACCACTAAAATAAATGAATTGAGAAACGAGTCCTAACAAGGGCTCTTTCTTTTTACGCTTTTTTTGCAAGTCCTCTTATGGAAAATAAATATTTTAAGGAGGAATTTATTATGAGTAAAATAATTTACGGGGTTAATCGAGGAAACTTAGGAGAACTTGAAAAAATCGTAAGAGGTAAATGTACAGGATTTATTGTACGTGGAACCGGATACGGATTGACGGATATTGAGATTTTCAATATTAACCTAATCAATTGGATGCTTGTAAAGAAGCAACTTCAAGAAATAGCAATCGAAGGATAGGGTCCCTACAAGGACTCTTTCTTTTGCTTCGCAAAATTTACATCGCTCTTTATGAAAGAAACTATAAAAATAAGTTTAATTTAAAGGAGAGAGAAACTATGAAAAAATCTGTATTTATTATTATGCTTATATTGGTAGCAGTATTATCTGTATGTGGAAACCGTAATGGTGGAGTCAAATTGACAGATGAACAACTGGCAGAAAGGTTTGTCGAGGACGAATTTCCTGGCGAGAATTTAGAAATTAAGGTCAAGGAAAGTGAAGACAAAGATTTTGTTGGTTACGATGTATATGATCAAGATGGCAATATCAAATGTGGTGGCAGTTTCCGTAGAGAGTTTTATGCTAACAAATATGCAAAAACAAAGTAATATAGATTGAGTCAGCAATGACTCTTTCTTTTTTTTATCCTAGATTAGAAAACCGGACTGAGGTTACCAGAAATCATGATATTTTTGTATCTGAAAAATTGCCAGGTGGGAAAATCAGGAAAACATTTGAAAGGAGGATGCTGAGATGGTATTGGTACTTATTGCATTATTAGCTGGGGTTGTCATAGGTCTGGTTTTATCAAAACTCATATTTAAACCTAAATGTGTAGGAACTATTAATGTTGACAATTCGACTGATACACCGTATCTCTTTTTAGAATTGAATGAGCCGCTAAGTATATCAATTCTACAGAGTAAGCGGGTAACATTGGAAGTACATATTAAAAATTATGTTTCGCAGGATTAACATTTACTGTTATGGAGTATTTTTATATTTTTCTGAAAGGAGATAAAAAATGGAAGAGAAAATCAAAGACATGTTAGATGAGGAGATAGCAAATGAATTTCAGGCTTTATCTGGATTAAAGACTGGAAGTCAGGAACAGACGGTAGCTATTGATAATCTTGCAACATTGTATCGACTGAGAATCGAGGAGAGCAAAAGCGACTGGGAAGCTGGAGACAAATACGATCGATTAGAAATGGAAAAAGAAGTTAATGATCGTGATAATGAACTTAAGCAGACACAGATAGCGGAGCAGGTTAAAGATCGGTATTTTAGAGTCGGTGTAGCGGCAGCGGAATTAATAATACCGTTGATGTTTTATGGACTTTGGATGAATAAAGGATTTAAGTTTGAGGAAACAGGCGCATTATCATCATCAACATTCAAAGGGTTGATTAAACATTTTAGACCTACGAAAAAGTAGAAAAAACTTAAAGCAGGAGAACGTGCAAAAAGCATATTCTCTTGCTTTTGCAATTTATACTTCGCTAAAACAACACACTATATTACGAGAAAAGGAGGAATTTGATAATGAATAAAATATTTATCGAGATACCAAACACAACACATGAAATGACAATATGTGTTCCAGCAGAAGAAGATGTATGGTCATTCCGGATGATATTCTTTGAGTCGGAATGCTCGGATTTGTGTATGGTCACAATTCAGACAAATTATACAAATGATGAAACAGAAAAGTTTCAAAGTATGAGTGAACTGAAGCGTGGTCCATATGGCAAATTGAATAGAGAGTTCAAGTTCGAATTTAAAGATGGACCGGGAGAACCAATTACAATATCCGTATATGAGGATGCTGAAAATACATATAGAAACATTTGTGTTACATATTAGGGGGTATTTGGAGATGTTTAAGAAAATAAGAACATCTCCTTTTCTTTTTATATTTTGTAATGTATAATTCTAAGTGTCACAGTAATGTTTGTTATGTAAGGGAGGTATATACTATGATTCGTTTTACAAAGGAAAATGTAAAAAAAGTATTAACTAACAATGATGGATTTACAGATAGAACTTATCATAAAGAGGAAAATTTTGAAGAGGAAAATATTTATACGATTAAAAATGGAAAATTATTAATGCATTCCATAGAAAAAGGTGCTTTAGATAATAGCGGATATGATAGTATGACTGAGTGCGACATGGATCAGACAATAAAATTTCTTAGGGAGCGCAAAAACAAGTTAATTATAACTGCATAAAGATATAATCGCTTTATTTGCATATTCTTTTATGAAACAGAGAATAAAGCTTTATTTCTCGTAATAGTTGTAAACTGGCTCACAATAGAAAGGAGACTGTATGGCTATGAGTATTTTTAATGAGAAGCAAATAGAAGCAATGAGGAGCGGTAAATATATTTGTTCTAAATGCGGAAGAGTAATGGAATTTGAGGATGAATTGGAAGATACATTGGTATGTTCCTGCGGTCATAATATTGGCTTAGATGAATACGGTTGCGAAGGCGACGAAAAATATGAAAATTTATATTCAGATGAAAATGACGGCTGGGATGAAGATAACCCAGAGGGAGAAACTTACGATGAGGTTTGCGGAGAATTAGAAGACGATTAAAAACAAGAATGAAGAGTCTTAGAGAAATCTAGGACTCTTTTTTTTTTCGAGGGAAATACATATGCGATATCATTATAAAAAACCAAACATATATACATCAATGTACGGACGAACATATATTTGTAACCATCCAGTTTATAATCGATGTACGCTTTTTGAAATTGGAAACAAGGGATTGGCTGTTATACAACAGCGTTTCAACAAAAATAGTAAAAGTACAAGTTGGTCAGAGATAGATGCTTGGATTATAGATACAATATATTTGCATCCACAATTTAAAGAGTATTTTGATAAACGTGCTGGCGAATCTATAAATGGGTTATACCCGACTGTAACAGTGAGACAGATTATGTGGGCACTTAAAATGAAACCAATAAAAAGGGAGCGTTGGGAAACTGTGTTCGACAGGAAAGAGATATAGTTCGCAAAAATTACATAGCTCTTTATGAAAGGAGAGTGATTTTATGATACTTTTTATAACATTAACAATTGTATTATTACTATTAGCAATAAGTGCTATTATCGCTGTAGCAGTCGGCGGAGTGGCATTTATACTTGTATTCGGTGATGTAATTGTGTGTGTGATGATTATTGTATTTATAGTCAAGCACCTGGCAAAGAAACGTAAGAAATGAGGCGTGAACAACGCCTTTTTCTTTTGCTCCGCACATTTTACATTCCTCTTTATGAAAGAAAAATTTATTTAAGGAGGATACGGATATGAGACAATCATGGAAAGAATTATGGGAACTTAATAAATTATCGGTGAAATGGGTAGCCAAACATTGGAAAGGTTACACACTTGCATTGATAATTTGTTATGGTATCGGTTATATTCTTGGCACAGGTGGATTTAAGAACTGTAAAACCTATATTGAGAATAAATTGAAAAAATCAACAAACGAGGAGGAGTCCTAGCAAGGGCTCTTTCTTTTTGCGCAAAAATTACATTTCTCTTTATGAAGGAGGTGGAAGCTATGACTTTAATTGGATGTGCCCTTATTTTATTAGGGGTGGTACTTCTGATAAGAGGTGATAACAATAACTGATATAGAAGGAGTCCTAGCAAGGGCTCTTTCTTTTTATCCCGCAAAATTTGCAAGGACTATTATGAGAGAAGAGTTAGCTCAGATGGTAGAGCACTGGATAGTTATATCCAGAGGTCAAGGGTTCGAGTCCCTTACAATTCTCTTTTATTTTTTTCAGGTTAGAAGGAGGTGTAGAAAGTGTCCAGTGAAGAATTTAAGCTGATGCTTTGTGATCTGTATGAAATGGATTTATATTTTCCAAAATCATCTTTTTACATAAAGGATTTTACAAAAGCAAGCTATTCGGTATGGGCTATTCAGGAACTTGGAAATTATGTTGGATTTTGTTTAGGTCCACCAGGAACTGTTCGAACAACAGATGAAATCATTAATTATGTAAAAAAGTTTCAAAAAGAAATGGATGGATTTTCAAAACTTAATCCTCTGACAGAGCAAATGTTTTCAATAGCGAAAGATATAGCAACAAATGTGTTGGATGTATTACTTGCTATGAAATAAATGGTGCAGTAAGAAAGGAGAAAAATATGACACCCAAATGGAACAAAATTATTACTCAATCAAAAATCCGATTAAAGCACGGATCTCCAACCATTTTAACATGTCTCGGTGCTATTGGAGTCGTTGCTACATCAGTATTGGCAATACAGGCCACGCCAAAGGCAGTGCGAAAAATTCGAGCCGATAGTTGTATTAATCATGATGGAGATCCAGATGCATATACAAAAACGGAAGCATTTCAATCAGCATGGTTGTGTTATATTCCAGCATCACTTGTCGGGATGTCAACTATCGCTTGTATATTTGGGGCTAACATATTAAATAAACATCAGCAGGCAACCATTACAAGTGCTTATGCATTACTTAGTAATACTTATCAGGACTATGAAAGAAAAACAAAAGAGATATTCGGAGAAGAAGGACATCAAAAAATCATCGATGCCATTGCGGCTGAAAGAGCAGATGATGTTTATATTTCTTCTCCAGGAATTTGTGGTTCTGATAGTCTGTCATTCAGCGAACGAAATCCGGAAGATGTGAGGTTGTTTTATGATTCATTTTCCGAACGATATTTTGAAAGTACAATTCCACAGGTGCTTGAAGCCGAATATCATCTGAATCGAAATTGGGCACTCGGAAGAGAAATTTGCGTAAACGATCTATACGATTTTCTTGGCATTGATAAAATACCGGGTGGAGAAGCGTTGGGCTGGTTCTATGAGGATGGAATTAGTTGGATCGACTTTAATCATCATAAAACAGTATTAAATGATGGTCTTGAGGTTTATGTAATTGATATTGAATATCCACCAAGACTGTGGGATGAGGATGATTGTTAATCAGCATCGCAACAATCACAAGTTATATTATGAAAGGAGAGTGACATCATGAAACAGAAATCAAAAATGATCAAGTTAGTTGGATTCGCAGTAACCATAATCGGAGTGGGGGTAAACCTGGTATCCGATTGGTTAGACGAACAGAAAATGGATGAGAAAATTGAAGAAAAGATCAATGAAGCACTTGTCCAGAAAAACAAAGAAACAGAGGAGTCCTAATACGGACTCTTTTGTTTTTCTTTTTGGAGGAAAATATGACGTCCGCAAATGAACGTGCCGTTTACACTGCTCAGTATTGTCTTGAACAATTGCTGAGAAAAACATCCAATTGGCGAGAGTATAGTTTAAAGAAGGAAAGCTATTCACGATGGGCGATAAAAGAAATACTAACTCGCCTTGAAGAGAATCAAGATACACCGCCATTGATTATTATTGAAGAATTTCGAGATCAAATGGATAAGTATTCATGCCTTAATCAATTCACAAGTCATCAATTTTCTTGTGCAAAAGATATGGCGGAATGGGTTATTGACCTGCTTATTTCATAATTACAAAATAAAATTTTTATATTTTGAAAGGAGATTCACATTATGTGCGTAGGAGAACCAACATTAGGTGAAGAGATTATCAGTTTAACAGGAAAGGGTGTGGATATCCCTACGGTAGAAAGAATGTATAGGAAATACATAGCTATTACCAGCGAAGCCGACACAAAGAAAATGGCGGAAGAATATTGCCGTAACGATGTAAATGCATTATTTTCGGTGTTTGAATCTGTCTTCGGAAAAGATCATTCAGTTCTGCCAGCGGATATTAAAGTTGGAGATCAGATTATCATTCCACTGGGCGACCTTGGAACTTTCACAGCGACTGCTCAGAAGGTTACGGACGGCAAGGTATTGTTTATATTTGACGACTACGTTACCAAACGTCCCATGAATGAGAATAACAGCAATGAAGGCGGTTACGAAAAATCTGATTTGAGAAAATGGATCGAAAAAGATTTATTCAAGATGTTTCCGGCAGTCATTAGAGACCGTATTTCTGAATTATCTATCCCGACACTTGGAGAAATCTGCGGATGGGATGATGAATGGGCCAGAGAGTATATTGAGGCTGACGGCGATAAGCAGCTCCCACTTATGAAACAGAGACGTAATCAGGTAGCGTATTACGATAATGAAATTGAATGGGGTTGGCTTAGAAATGTTACAAAAGAGGAGTTTCCTTCGGCTTATTTCGCTGTTGTGTACAACAGTGGCAATGCGGGCTGCTATGGAGCTTCGGGCTCTTGTGGGGTTCGTCCGGAATTCTGGTTGTTTAGATAAAATCACAGGATCTTGTGCCCTGTTTTATATTTATGGAGGTATACAATAAAAATGCATAAACCTAATGTGTCTAAAGTCTACAATGATTTGAAGAAAGCTACTATCAAGCACAGTCCAGAAATTTTAACCGGAATTGGGATTGCCGGTATGGTAAGTACAACAGTGTTAGCTGTTAAAGCTACGCCAAAAGCATTACTTCTCATAGAAAATGAGAAAAAAGAGCAGAATCGTATTTTGCGCGAAGAAGCACTTGCACAGCATAAAGAAGCGATTCCGATAATAGACCGCCTCAAACCTATTGATACTATAAAAGTAGCGTGGAAACCTTATATTCCAGCGGTTATTACTGGAACACTATCTATGGCGTGTTTAATAGGAGCCAGTTCTGTAAATATCAGACGTAATGCTGCATTGGCTACGGCATACAGCTTATCAGAAACTGCATTACGTGACTATCGGGAAAAAGTGGTAGAAACAATCGGCGAAAAAAAAGAGCAAGTAATCAGAGAGCATGTTGCGCAAAAAAAAGTAGATGAAAACCCAATGAAATCAGCAACTGTTATGGTTACAGGCGGAGGACAAGTGTTATTTCTTGAGCCGGTATCCATGCGATATTTCAGATCTGATGTGCAGACGGTACGAAAAGTTGTAAACGATTTGAATTACCGACTTACAACCGGCATGGAAGAGTATATATCATTGAGTGAATTTTATGATGAAATCGGGCTGTCACATACATCAACCAGCGACGAAATTGGATGGAATATCCTAACAGATGGACAAATTGAAGTAGAGTTTCGTGCTACCGTAGCAGATAATGATGAACCGTGTTTAATGCTGGATTACCAAGTGTCACCAAGATACGATTTTACGAAGCTCATGTAATACGCAGTTTTTACACAGTCTATTATGGAATAATAAACCTATTTTTCAAAGGAGGAAAAAAGAAATGAACGAAAACAATGTAGAGAACGAGGTAATGGAAACAACAACTGGAGAACTTATGGAAAGAGAGGAATCTGGCAACGGTTTAAAAACAGTGGCTATTGTTGGGTTAGTTATTGTTGCAGGCGGTTTAGTCGGCAAATTTGTAGCTAAGCCAGTAATGACTAAAGTAAAACAGTGGAAACAGAGTCGAAAATCCGAGGTAGTAGTTGATGCCGATGCAGTCGTCGAAGATGATTTCGAAGAAAATTCTGATTTGGACAACGAAGAAAATGAGGATTAAATTCCGGGGAGGGAGTGCCTGTAACAAGGTACTCTCTCTTTATTTTTTATGGAGGGAAACCATATGACAAAATACTCTTATGACGGACCCGTGATGGAGTTTAATAAATGTATAGTAAATAGATGGCAGGGAACGACATTTGCTGATTCAGAGAAAAAAGCAAAAAGTAATTTAATGCATCAATTCAAGAAAAAGAATAACCGTATACCGGGGACCAAAATAACTCTTCCAGGAAAATTACAAATTATAAATTAAAGGGGGATTATATGGCTGAATATAGATCAAACTCTGATAAATCCAGAGAAAAACAAATCAACAAGCCTGTTCCAGAAAAAAAGATAGAAAAAGTGGTTCAAGGTGAAGTCAGATCAAAGAAAAAGAGCGGATTACAAAAAATCACAGATGCTTTTGTTCCAGATGATGTAGCAAATGTAAAAAGTTATATTATTGAGGACATTGTTGTTCCAGCAGCAAAAGAAATACTGTTAGATTCCGTAAAAGCGATTCTCGGAATTAACAGTAAGAACGGAAACAAACAGCCACCGGCATCTAGGGTATCATACCGGCAATATTACAACAATGATAGTCGGAGAAATTATAGTGGCGGTGGAAATAGAAGTCGAAATAGCTACGATTTTGATGACATCATAATTGATAATCGCGGCGAGGCAGAAGAGGTGCTTGACCGAATGGAAGAAATAATTGCCACGTACGATTTGGTCAGTGTTGCAGATTTTTATGAGCTTGTCGGGGTTCCGAGTAACTATACAGATAATAAATATGGCTGGTCTAATCTTCGTAATGCATATGTTGAGCGTTTGAGAGATGGCGGATACATTATTAAATTACCTAAGGCATTCCAGTTAGATTAATGGACAGGAGGAATCAGTGACGATGGAAAGTATTTTAAAAACTGAATACTCAGATCAATTTGATCTTGAAAGAAAACATCGAATTGAAGTTTCATATTACAAATATGGACCGGCGCGTGAAAATTTTGGAAGCGGCAGAGTAGACGCATTAGCAACTGCTGAATTATGTATTGAAGCTTTTAAGAAAGATCATAATACAGAGCATTTAGTCGATGCAGCAAATTATCTTATGTTTAGATATAAATACCCGATGCCAGGAGAATTTTTCCAGCCTACAGATTCAAAGAATAGCGTAGGAACAGTTGGTACACCAATTAATTTTGAAAAGGAGATATAGAGAAATGAATAAAGAAACAATCGTAACATCAGTAAAAGCAAGTATGAAGAAAGTAACAATCAAAGCAAAAAAATACAGTCCGGAAATTCTCATTGTTGCAGGGGTAGTAGGAACTGTAGCCAGCACTGTTTTGGCATGTAAGGCAACAACAAAGATCGAGTCTATTTTAGAGGAATCTAAAAATACTATTGATACGATTCATCAGTGTTCGGGCAATAAGGATATGGCCGATAAGTATTCGGAAGACGATGCAAAAAAAGATTTAGCAATTGTATATATCCAGACTGGAGTAAAATTGGCAAAACTTTACGCACCATCAGTGGCGTTAGGCACTTTATCTATCGTGAGTATGGTGGCATCCAATCAGATCCTTCGTAAGCGCAATGTGGCATTAGCAGCAGCATATGCAACTGTGGATAAAACGCTTAAGGAATATCGTGAACGTGTTGTGGAGCGTTTTGGACAGGAAGTTGATAATGAACTTAGATACAACATCAAAGCAAAAAAACTTGAGGAAACTGTGACTGACCCGGAAACAGGTAAAGAAAAGAAAGTAAAAAAAACTGTTGATGTTGCTGATCCAACAGTGAGTGATTATGTAATGTTTTTTGATGCATCAACAAGCGAAGCGTACGAAAATAACGAAGATTATAACAGAATGACGTTAAGAGGAGCACAGCAGTACGCAAACGATAAATTAAACGGAGATGGATTTTTATTTTTGAGTGACGTTTATGACGAGCTTGGAATTAAGAGAACCAAATTGAGTCAGAGTGTTGGATGGGTAAAAAACGGTTCTGGTGATGGTTATGTAGATTTCCGTGCCGTTGAAACTTACAGGGAAAATGAAGCAGGATCTCTTGAAAAAGCATGGCTTCTTGATTTCAATGTGGACGGCAATATTTTAGATCTTATCTAAATCATAAAAAGAATGGAGATGATTAAACTGCACGCACAATTTAGAACTGTAGCATTATTTATAAGCTTGACATCTTTGTTAATAATAAGTCCTGCATATAAATGCTATGCAAAAACAGTTCAAGATATAAATTCAGGATATGAGGTGTGGCAAGTAAGGACATCAAATATTTATAGCTTTCGAGTAACAATGGATGAACTGGTATTAGAAATCAACGATGCATGTTCTATATCAGACAATGACATAGATTTAATCGCTCTTGTCACTATGGCGGAAGCAGAAGGTGAATCTGAGTTAGGAAAACGGCTTGTTATTGATACTATTCTGAATCGGTTTGAATCTGACTTATTCCCGGATTCAATAGAAGATGTGATTTATCAGAAAAATCAGTTTACTTCTATGTGGAACGGGCGAATTGAAAAGTGTTATATTGACGACACTATTCGCCAGCTGGTTGTAGAAGAACTTGATTGCCGACGAGATGACAAAGTTATATATTTCACTGCCGGCTGGTATGGCAAATACGGAACTCCGACATATAGAGTCGGTCATCATTATTTTTCTTATCAATGAAAGGAGGTTTCACCATGAGCGGAATTATGGGATTTACTTTTTCAGCATTTGCTGGAATTTGTTTCTTTAGTGGTATTGCAGTTTTGCTGGGCGGAAAGGAGCATTAAATATGGATGGATTTGGTAATTTCATATCGATGTTGGATTTTGTGTTAGATACTAAAAGAAAACGTCACATTACAGGGGGCATTTTATTAAGTGCCTCTTTACTTTTTGGTGGTCTCGCGCTTACTGTAATGACTATTAATAACGAGGAGGATATTGATGAGCAGTAAAGTAATATTTTGTAGTGGATTTGTATGCGGTGCGATGGTTGGTGCTATTGGTATATGGAAATACGTTGAAAATAAGTACGAACGCATCGCACAGGAAGAGATAGATTCAGTAAAAAATGTATATTCTAAAAAGGGTAAACCAGCAGACAAGCCAGAGAATCAGTGTGATTTGACAAGCAATATGGATAAAGCATGTCAGATAATTCATGAAAATGGATATACAGCAAGTACAGAAAAGGAGGAAATGATGAAAAACAAAAACTTGAACACAGGGGAAGCCAATGGCGTACCATATGTAATTGCTCCAGAGAAATTTATGGAGCATGACGATTATGACACGATTTCGCTTACCTATTATTCAGATAATGTGTTAGCAGATGAGGATAATGAGATTATTGAGGACGTAGAGGGCGTGGTAGGAGAAGATTCATTAAATCACTTTGGAGAATATGAGGATGATGCTGTGTATGTGCGAAATGACGCCAGAAAAGTTGATTACGAAATTCTGTTGGATCAGAGAAAATTCTCCGAAATCTACCATTAACTTGTTATGTTAGATGGAGGAATAATGACGAAAAACGAGTTGATTAACATGTATTTTGAGTGGATGTACGATATTGTATGTCCAGATAAAAAGAAAAGCTATCGAAAACTTTTATATTTTCTACATAGTGTTGATTTTACATATTTAATTGACATGGATGGAAATCGTTTTGAAGATGGTATCGAATTACGATATCGTTTCGGGCATGAATATGCGCATATTGATATGTGTACAGTATCAGAATATTTAGATGAACGACCATGCAGTATGCTGGAAATGATGATCGCGCTTGCTATTAGATTAGAAGAGCATATTATGTCAAATCCGGATATTGGGAACAGAACCGCACAATGGTTTGGGAATATGTTATCAAGTCTGGGACTTGCTGATATGAACGACGCAAAGTTTAATAAAGAGCAGGCACAGACTATAATTCAGTGTTTCTTGAACAGAGAATATGAGCCGAACGGATGTGGAGGATTGTTCACAATTAACAATTGTGCATATGATTTGAGAACTGTTGATATTTGGTATCAGGCATGTTGGTATTTAGATCAGTTTGTATAGGATGAAAAAGGAGATAAGAAAAATGGATGAAATGATGACACGCTATATTTTCAAACACATGAGAATTACGGAAAGCAGATTAGACATGATGGGAAAAGATCTTGTCAGGCAGGTTAAACTTAATAAGCGTACGACCAGGTTTGCTGTTGCTGCAACAGCGTCTATCTTTGTGCTGGGATACATTCAGTCTAAGATCACGAACGAGATCGCTGAGTTACGTGAAGAAGTGGATGAGTTGAAAAAAGTAAAAGGAGAGTAAGGATACAATGATCGATTTTCTGATGATTTCTACCCGGAGCACAAAGCGCGGGGTGATAGAGATTTATCCGAAGTTCATTATTAAAAAGAGTGACGATCTTATGATCCGTGGAAGTGACTTCTATGCAATTTGGGTTGAAGATCGTGGTTTATGGTCAACAGACGAACAGGACGCCTTACAACTCATAGATCGAGAATTGGATAAATATGCGGAAGAAAACCGTCATCGCTTTACCTCGGATATAAAGGTTTTGCATATGTGGGATTCAGAAAACGGTATGATTGATCATTGGCATAGATATTGCCAAAAGCATATGCGTGATAACTTCCATATGTTAGATGAAAAGCTTATATTTTCCAATACAGCAACTAATAAAAAAGACTACGCCAGCAAAAAGTTGAATTATCCGCTTGAAGCTGGCGATTTGTCTGCTTATGAGCGATTAATCTCAACATTATATACAGAAGAAGAGCGGCAAAAAATCGAGTGGGCAATAGGAGCGGTTGTATCTGGTGAATCAAAGACATTGCAGAAATTTATGGTGTTTTATGGTTCTGCTGGTACTGGTAAATCTACAGTTTTAAATATTATCCAACAATTATTTGACGGATATTACTCTGTATTTGAGGCAAAGGCACTCGGATCGGCAAGTAATGTTTTTGCTTTAGAAGCATTTAAAACCAATCCGTTAGTTGCTATTCAACATGATGGAGATTTATCAAGGATAGAGGACAACACCCGTCTTAACAGTCTTGTATCGCACGAACTTATGACGGTCAATGAAAAGTTCAAGTCTACATACACTAATCGTTTCAAATGTTTTTTGTTTGTTGGAACAAATAAGCCTGTTAAAATCACGGATGCAAAATCAGGGTTGATACGAAGATTAATCGATGTGTCGCCATCTGGAAATAAGTTAAGTCCTAAGGAATACAAAACGGTTATGAAACAGGTTGGTTTTGAGCTTGGAGCTATTGCATATCATTGTCGTGATGTATATATGAATGATCCGGGTAAATATGATGATTATATTCCAATTGCAATGCTGGGCGCATCAAATGATTTTTATAACTTCGTGATAGATTCGTATCATGTGTTTAAAAAAGAAGACGGCACCACTTTGAAGGCTGCATGGGAGATGTATAAAAACTACTGCGATGACGCAAAGGTGGCATATCCATATAGTCAGCGTGTATTTAAGGAAGAATTGAAAAATTATTTTCGAGACTTCCAGGAGCGATTCAATCTTGACGATGGTACACGGGTTCGAAGCTATTATATTGGTTTTCGGACAGAAAAATTTGAAGAGATGCCGACTGAAAAGAACGATTGTAACTCAGACGAAAATAAGTGTATTCAATTCAGAGACGATATCAAATCTATATTTGACATTGAGTGTGCGCAATATCCGGCACAGTATGCGTCTATTGAAGAAACACCACAAAAGCAATGGGCTACGGTAAAAACCAAGCTTGAGGATTTAGATACGTCGAAACTTCATTATGTAAAAATCCCAGAAAACCATATTGTTATAGACTTTGATATTCCGGACGAGAATGGAAATAAATCTTACGAAAAGAATCTCGAAGAAGCCAGTAAATGGCCACCCACATATGCAGAACTGAGTAAAAGCGGACAGGGGATTCATTTGCATTATATTTATGATGGAGATCCGTCAAAGCTTAGCAGAATATATGATGAGCATATAGAAATAAAGGTGTTTACTGGAAATAGTTCATTACGACGCAAACTGTCAAAGTGTAATGATATTCCTATTGCTAGTATTAATTCTGGATTACCGTTGAAAGGAGAAAATAAGGTGGTAAATTTTGATGCCATTAAAAGTGAACGAAGCCTGCGGACATTGATTATTCGGAATCTTAACAAAGAAATACATCCGGGAACAAAACCTAGTATAGATTTTATTTACAAGATACTGGAAGATGCATATAAAAGTGAGCTGAAATATGATGTTACAGATTTACGAAATTCAATTTTAGCATTTGCAGCTAACAGTACGCATCAGGCAAACTATTGCTTAAAACTTGTAAATCAGATGAAATTCAAATCTGAGGAACCTGCATTAGCAGTTTGTAATGATGAAGCGAAACTGGTATTTTACGATATTGAGGTTTTTCCGAATCTTTTTCTGGTAAATTGGAAAGCAGAAGGTGAGGGAAAGCCGGTTGTAAGAATGATCAATCCATCACCAAGTGATATTGAAGAGTTGATGCAATTCCGTCTTGTAGGATTTAATTGCCGCAGATATGATAACCACATTTTGTATGCAAGACTTATGGGATATACCAATGAGCAGATTTACAAATTGTCGCAGAAGATTATAAGCGGAGATAAGAACTGCTTTTTTGGAGAAGCATATAACATATCTTATACAGATGTGTACGATTTTGCATCGGCTGGAAATAAAAAGAGCTTAAAGAAGCTTGAAATTGAGATGGGAAATCTCACTGACGATGATTTAAAGAAAAAAGGATTTTCAGATGAGAAGATTCGGATTATTAAAGCTGGAACACATCATCAGGAACTTGGATTACCATGGGATCAGCCTGTTCCAGAAGAGCTTTGGATTAAGGTTGCTGAATATTGTGACAACGATGTCATTGCAACTGAAGCGGCATTTAACTATCTTGAAGCTGATTGGACAGCTCGTCAAATTCTGGCAGATTTAGCAGGAATGACGGTTAATGACACAACAAATTCACTCACAACCAGAATTATATTTGGAAACAATCGAAAACCGCAGAGCGAATTTCATTACAGAAATCTTGCAGAACCGGTTGAATCATTAGATCCGGAAAGCATGGAGTTTCTTAAGGAAGCTTGCCCTAAGATGATGGAATCAATGCATTATGGATGGAAGTACAGCGATAAGACTGAAGTTCCATTTGATTCTGCTAGCATTCTTCCATATTTTCCTGGGTATGTATTCGACCATGGGAAATCTACATATCGAGGCGAAGAAGTTAAAGAAGGTGGACTTGCCCAAGGTGTTCCTGGTATGTACGGAAACGCAGCACTTCTGGATATTTCGTCCATGCATCCGCATAGTGCAATAGCAGAGGTTCTGTTCGGTCCGAGATTTACGAAAGCGTTCCGAGACATTGTTGAAGGTCGTGTGAGTATCAAGCATGAGGCTTGGGATATTGTTAATACAATGCTTGACGGAAAACTTACACCGTATATTCAGAGAGTAATCGACGGTGAGATGACATCTAAAGATTTGGCTAATGCTTTGAAAACCGCTATCAATTCGGTATACGGTCTGACATTCGCATCGTTTGATAATCCGTTCCGTGACCCAAGAAACATTGACAACATCGTTGCAAAACGTGGAGCGTTATTTATGATCGATCTCAAGAATGAGGTCTTAAAACGTGGATTCAAAGTGGTTCACATCAAAACCGATTCCATCAAAATTCCTGATGCTACTCCTGAAATCATACAGTTTGTTATGGATTTCGGTGAGAGATATGGATACACCTTCGAGCATGAAGCAACATATGATCGTATGTGTCTGGTTAATGATGCTGTTTATATTGCGAAATATAAGTCTGCTGAAGAATGCCAGAAAATGTATGGCTATGTTCCTGGCGACAATAAAAAGAAAGGTGGAAAATGGACTGCAACTGGCACACAATTCCAGATACCATATGTGTTCAAAAAGCTGTTTAGCAGAGAAGAAATCTTATTCGAGGATATGTGCGAAACAAAATCTGTGAGTACATCTTTATATTTGGATTTGAATGAGAATTTACCAGATGTATCTGAGTATGAAAAAGAGTTTTCAAAGGCTGAAAGTGATTATAAAAAAGGTCTTCTTTCGGATATAACATTTGAAAACACTTGTCAGCGATTAAATCCACTTATTGCGGAGGGACATGATTATCATTTCATCGGAAAAGTTGGACAGTTTTGTCCGATTAAAGCTGGTCGTGGTGGCGGATTGCTGGTGAGAGAAAAAGACGGTAAGTATTATGCCGCAACGGGCGCAAAAGGATATCGTTGGCTTGAATCAGAGATGGTTCGGGAGCTCGATAAAACCGCAGATATTGACAGAACTTATTATGACAAACTTGTTAATGAGGCGGTAGAAGCTATTTCACAGTATGGTGATTTTGAATGGTTTGTATCGGACGATCCGTATATTTCATCATTTGGTGCAAATGATGGCGATATGGATGATATTATGAATCCACCGGAAAATTAAAATAAAAACACATGAAAAAAAAAAAGGAGAAAAAAACATGGCTAACAATTTTATTATTATCGAAAATTCAACATTTATTTTTGATACCAATTTATCAGGAGATCCAAAACGTGACCGATTCAACAGTGATCAGCGGAAGGCTAATTTAGTAATTCCGGATGAAGAACAGGCACAAAGATTACTCGATGACGGGTTTAATGTGAAAATCACAAAACCAAGAGAGGGAGAAGAAGAAGGATTTGTTCCGAGATATTATGTTTCAGTAAAACTCAATTACGAAAGTAACTGGCCGCCAAAGGTGTATCTTGTACGTGATGGTGATGACGGCGTGTTACTGGATGCTGACTCAATATGTTCCGTTGATGATATGTGGATTGAGCGAGTTAATGCCGTATTAAATACATATGAGGGCCCGCGTGGAAAATCGTTGTATGTTAAGAGTATGGAATTGTTTCCGAAATACGATGAGGACCCAATTTCTTCTAAGTATACCAGACGTAGAAATGAAGAATGATTGTCGGTACAATAAGTAACTCAATATGTTATTCAGATATGTTTTAAAGCTACTACCTCAAATATATAAAGAGGTAGTAGCTTTATTTGTATTGAAAGGGGGAGCTAAATAATGTTTTGGAATAAAAATAATCAGAAAAAATCAATGACGAAAAAGAAACCATTGCAAAAGTGGACTCCGACCTATGTACCGCCGGAAACAAAGAAACAAATGGTAACAGAACCGGTAAAAAAGGGTACAAATAATATGCATCAAGAGTTACAGAATAAAAATTGGGAGAAAGAATTTCTACATGTATTTAACGGATTGCTTAATCAACATCGAGCGTGGGATGTGTGGCGTGATTTTATTGTGATGTATGCTTGTGCAATATCTAATCCATTAGATAAGAAACACTATGAAGAACGCGAAAAACGGTATATGGATATTATCACAAAATACGGTAAAGAAGAGCAGAAAATATTTCCAGAACTTGCCGCTATTGTAACAATGGCATTGACAGATAATCCAGAACAAGATTTTTTAGGAACTATTTTCATGAATCTAAACCTTGGTAATAATTTACGGGGACAATTTTTCACACCATATAATGTTTGTCGTCTAATGGCGGAACTAACCATAGGAGCTGAAATAGTGACAGAAATAAAGAAAAAAGGTTATATTTCGATTAATGATCCGTGCTGTGGAGCCGGGGCAACATTAATTGCAGGGGTTCACGCGGCACAGAAATACCTAGACGAAGCAAAAATACCGCTGAATTACCAAAATTGTGTTCTGGTTGTGGCACAGGATATTGACGAGACAGTAGCTTTGATGTGCTATATTCAGATTTCTTTACTTGGTGTTGCTGGATATGTTAAAGTTGGAAATTCATTAACGAGTCCGATTGTAAGCGGCGAATTAACTGATAATTACTGGTTTACGCCAATGTATTATTCAAACGTTTGGATCGAAAGGAGATTACGTTCATGAAGAAAAGATACTCTATATCAGAAGATGATTGCAAAGTTTGTATAGCGGATTTTTACGATAATGCTGCCAAAATTGCCGGGTATCATGTAACGAATAAAACAAGCTATGATTGCCGTAAAATTTGTGTAAGTAAATCAGTAGAAAAACTTATTCGTGAGTATTACGAAGAGAACGGAACATCAAAAGAACTGATCGGAACATATTGGGTTTTAGTTGGACCTAAGGCATCAATCGACAGTGATGATTTTGTATTTGAGATTGAAGATGGTTTCGTAGTAGCAGAGGTAAGTAAATGGCAGGAATAGAATTACGGGATTATCAAAAAGATGCTGTTGGGCGAATGCAGAATGGATGTATTCTATGTGGTGGCGTTGGAAGTGGAAAATCTCGTACAGCGCTGGCTTACTATTATGTACAAAATGGTGGTGAATTAGGAACAGAAGAATATTATCCGATGAATGATCCGCCGAAAGATTTATATATCATCACCACTGCGAGAAAACGTGACACATTAGAATGGGACGGAGAAATGCTTCCGTTTTTACTTTCAATGCATACAGATTGTAATGTATATTCTAATAAGGTGGTGGTAGATTCGTGGAATAATATAAAGAAATATGCCGAGGTCAGAGATGCATTTTTTATATTTGATGAGCAGCGTGTGGTTGGTGCGGGAACGTGGGTTAAAGCATTTCTAAAAATTACTAAAACAAATGAGTGGATTTTGTTATCCGCAACGCCAGGCGATACTTGGCAGGATTATATTCCAGTATTTGTTGCAAATGGTTTTTATAAGAACCGTAGCGAATTTATACGGGAACATGTCATATACAGTAGATTTACGAAGTTTCCCAAAATAGATAGGTATGTGAATACTGGGCGACTTGTGCGACTTCGAAATAAGATCCTTGTCAATATGGATTTTCAAAGACCTACTGTATCACATCATGAGGACATATTTGTCGAGTATGATGCTGATAAATATAAAGAAGTCACAAAAACAAGATGGAATTTATATAAGAATGAGCCGATACAAAATGCCTCGGAGTTATGCTATGTATGGAGAAAAATTGTAAATACAGATCAGTCGAGGCAAATAGCATTGCTGGAAATTATTGAAAAACATCCAAAAGCAATTATATTTTACAATTTTGATTACGAGCTTGAATTACTGAAGGATATTTTCGCTGGGTATGAGATGGCTGAGTGGAACGGACACAAGCATCAACCGGTTCCTACGGGCGATGCGTGGGTTTATCTGGTTCAGTACAATGCCGGAGCTGAGGGATGGAACTGCATCACGACTGACACAATTATATTTTATTCACAGAATTACTCTTATAAGATTATGGAACAATCAGCCGGAAGAATCGATAGAATGAATACACCATACACAGATTTATATTTTTATCACTTGAAATCGAGGTCCGGTATTGATCTGGCAATTAGTAGAGCTTTAAAAGATAAGAAAAAGTTCAACGAAGGGCGATATGTGAAATGGTGAGGAGGAGTAATGGCAGAAGATATTTATAAGGAAGTAAATTTCAAAAAATATTGTGAAACTTGCGAGCATAAGGATTTGGACGAAAAATTTGATCCTTGCTGTGGGTGTCTTGATTATGGATATAACTCCGAAACGGAGAAGCCGGTAAACTGGAAAGGGAGAGAAAAATAATGGTAGATACAATTTTAGTTAGTGTTGACTTTGCTAACAATGGAGATACCGGTGTGTTAATTGTCGGTAGAAAACGTATGAACCAGTCTGTAGAGATTATCAATGCTTTTCAGGGCGAAGAAGCAAAGGAACTTTATAAAAGGCTGACAACGAAAAAGGATGGTGAGAGAAAATGAGAGAATGTATAATAACGAAATCAGCGTTTCCGTTATTGGCGTTTATATTTGTACCGAGGTGGTCTGTGCATACTGACAAATAGCATTTTGAATGTATTTACAATATTTAAATAATTGATACGAGGGATTGACCGAGTAAAAAAAATAAGGGAAGAGCTGGTAACTCCTCCCTTAAAGGGTTTAAGAAACAGATTTAAATTTGCTCTTTTTGGCTGTTTTGACCAACCCGGCGTTAATTATATCAGAATGTTCTTTGACAAATTCGGAAATATATGCGGTTCCGATTTCATCGTGATAATTCTGAATGCTACCTTTAACGGTATAGATGTAATGATTCAAAGCGGCTGCTCCATGAACCATCTTACCGTTTTTGTTCAGATAAGGGTGATATAAATCCTTATTACTCATGATAATCCCTCCTTCCATTGTTGTAGTTGGAAACAGTATAGGTCCTTTAAAAGAAAAAATCAATATAAAAAATATTAAATAAAATATAACAAACCCATGAGCTGCGATTGACTTGTGGGTTTTATTTTTGAAAAAAAAGAGAGGTATAAACAAATGAAAAATAAGATTATTGCAGTAGATTTTGATGGAACTTTGTGTGTCAACAAATATCCAGAAATCGGTGATCCGAACGAAGAATTAATCGCCTATCTGAAAAAGAGACAGGCTAACAGCGAAAAGCTTATTCTCTGGACAAACAGAGTAGACGATCGACTGGATGAAGCGGTCAAATGGTGTGCAGAGCATGGTTTGGTGTTTGATGCTGTAAATGACAATCTTCCGGAAATTGTTGAATCTTTTGGAGGTAATTGCAGAAAGATATTTGCAAATGAATACATTGATGATCGCAACCGGTTGTTGGAGTCCTGTCGTGAGAAGTCCAATATGGAATTGTGGGCTGAAAATGAAATAAGTTTAGCTTGTAAGTATGAAAAGCCGGACAAAAAAGACGGCGAGTGGGACTATGGCTGTGCCTGCTATGAAAGTGCATTAAAAGCATTTAAAAGTCTTTGCGAAGATGATCATTCCGGCATGTCAATCGGCTTTACCAAAGCAATTCTGAACCGTCTCATTGACAATAAACCGCTTAGACCTATCGAGGATAAAGCTGATGAATGGAATGAAGTGAGTTTTAATAAAAAAGACGGATCAAAGATATACCAGTGTAAACGCATGAGTTCACTTTTCAAAAATGTTGCAGCTGATGGAACAATTAGTTACAACGATATATCAAGATATCATGGAACTTATGTTAATGATCCTAATGTCTCCTATCACAGTGGACTGATTGATAAGGTAATGGATGAAAAGTTTCCAGTTGTAATGCCGTATATTCCTAATGGTAAACCTTTTAAAGTATATACAGAAGATTTTCTTACAGACACTAAGAATGGCGATTTTGATACCATTGGACTTTTGTACACTATTACCCCTTTAGGCAGGAGAATTGAGCTGGGAAGGTATTTCAAAGAGGCAGAAGAAGGATTTGATGAAATTGACAAAGCTGAGTATGACCAGCGTAAAGAGATGGCAAAGAAACGACAGGAGGATATGAAAAATGGATCGAAATAAATTTGCCGCCGGTCTTAAAAGCGATATTTCATTCACTGAAAAAGAACGTCGAAGAATTATCAGAAGAAGCATTAAAAGGGAACCATGGAGAACAAAATGTACAATTGCTATGGAAGAGTTTGCAGAACTTCAACAGCAGATCAGTAAGCAGATCCGTGGGTATGATGATAGAATTGGACTTTTAGAAGAGATGGCAGATGCTTATATTTATCTTGAACTTCTGAAGTCCATTTTTAACATCAGCGAGGAAGATATTCAAAAAGCAGTTGATGTGAAATTGGAGCGTGAGAGGAGGAAACAAAAATGAAAAGATTAAACGTAATAGAAGTTTGGTATGTTACTTCAGAGAATGTTGTGGAATTACGAACCTTTAGCGAAAATGGATTAACCAGAGCATTGAGCGCATTAGATATTTGTATGGCTATTCGGAATTATCCGGCGGATGCGAAAATCAAAGTAGTAACTGAGAAGGAGGATGTTGACAATGATTAAATTAGAACACGTAGTTCTGGCGAGTCCAGAGCAGATGGAGTTTATTATTGAAGGAATGCGTAACCCGATGAATAGCTGGGAGAAGAGTGATAGTGAGTATGAAACTGCTGGATACGATATTGTAGGATTCGATCTTGGAGAGAACGATCGCTCACTCATGCAACGCTTAGCTAACGCTGGTACAGATCATAGAAAGTTCATGAGAATGATACCGGTATATGTAAGAATTACTGCACCTTTATATTGGTGGAAGGAGTTTGATACTTACAAGGTTGGTACGGTTGCTAATAGCTGTAGCACTATGCATAAAATTGCTGAGAAAGAGTTTACGCTGGAGGATTTCTCTACCGATCATTTACTTGGTGGGCCTTTGAGAAATTTGGAATACGATATCAGAGTCCTTAATGATTGTAGGGATTTATATTTGGAATGGGATGACTTATCTGATGAGGAAAGAGAGCGTATCAATTCAAAAATTCATGATAAAAAAGACCTTTGGTGGCAGATGATTCAGCTTCTTCCAAGCAGCTATAACCAGACTCGTAATGTCATGATGAATTATGAGGTGTTGGCGAATATTTATAAATCTCGTAAGAATCATAAGCTGGATGAGTGGCGTAAGTTCTGTAAGTGGATTGAATGTTGCTTACCTTACAGTGAACTGATTTGTGGTTATTGCTTTAAAGATTATGAAGATGGAGGTAGCAGCGTGGCGGCGATTGGTGAACATAGCAGAGGTACTGGATTATGGATGTCAGGTGATGAGGAGGAATAACTATGTCTTTAGGAAGTATTGTTTATATCGGATTATTGGTTGGTATTTGTTTATATTTTGTTAATGGTGTTGTGCACAGAATTTGTCAGTGCATCGAGAAGTGCAATGCAGCGGAATGGCGTGCTGATGTTGAAAAATATAAACTTTACCTCGATTATTATTACAAAGAGGTTGACTGGAAATCAGATCAATCAGATGAAACATCGGAGACAGAATTATGAGAAAAGCGCGGAGAATAGAGTTAGATGATGCAGCAACTGTTTCCGATATTATTGGACAGTATAAAATTTTTCGAAACGATCGGATGTCGGTACTTACAACCTGTGGTGAAAAAACCAGATTATTATGGAAAGGCCAGAGACGATATATTCCCAAAGAAATATGTAATATGAGAGCAAAAGAGATTGCTGCAATAAAAACATATGCAGAATGTAAGATACAGATTGTTGTGTAATGTGTAGGAGGTATAGATGAACAAAGATGATAAAAGGAATGCTGAGGGGTATTTAGATCCAACTGCTTACCAGGCGATTAAAAATGTTGAAAAAGAGGATCAGGCAAATGAAGATATACGTTTTCATAAGCTGCTTGACACTATATTCACTATTTGTGAATTGTCTGGATTTCATATTGAAAGCAGAATTATAATTCGGGATCAGCGAACAGGTAAAATTTGGAGGTGATTTTGATGAAAAAACGTGGCAGACCGATTAGAGATGACGGCGGAAGAAAGGATTTGCAGTATCGTTTGCGCCTATCGGTAGAAGAAAAATCTATTTTAGATCGCTTATCGACTGAATATGGGCTCAGTGAAGCCGAAATATTGCGACGTGGATTGCGGATGCAGAAGAATTTATTGGACGCAGTGAGCTAATTCTTGGATATCCAATTAATCAAAAATAATTTTTGGATATCCATTTATGGTCATTTTCTGCCCAGTTTTGTTTGAAATAAAAGTGGGATTGTGGTCAAAATACGACGAAAATGAGTATTTTGTGGATATCCATTTAATCATTTGGGGGTAAAATTTGGTCATTTGCCCGGTTTCTGCCCACTTTTAAAAATGGATTTGACCAGAAATGAAAGCCCGCAAACCCGCTATTTATGCGGCTTCCGGATTTTTGGATATCCATTCTGGTCACTTTCCCACTTTATTTTTCTATTAGTGTGAGTGAAAAGTTTAATAAATATATAGAAGTGGAAAATAAAAGTGGGCATTTGACCATTCTTGGATATCCAAAAAATAATTGTATTGGATTTACAGGTTGAGTATGTTACAATGTAAAGTGTCGTTACTAAAACGAGAAAAGGAGAATGAGATATGAAAAGAACATTAAAAACATTAATGATTCTGGTCATGGCAATGTTGTTAATGACTGGATGTGGAAATGACAAGAGTGAAGAGAGTAATGTAACATCTGATGAAAATACGGATATAAATACCGATGCAAACGAAGTTGGCGGTACGTTCGATACAGGTAAAGACTATCCAATTGATATTAAGGACATTGATTGGAGGGTTGAAGGCGGGATAATAGATGGACAAAATACGGTAGCTTTTAGTTATACAAATAATAGTTCATATACTATTTGTGATGTAGAAATGAAATTCACACAAAAACCAGATGTTACAGATGATCAGCGTTCGGTATTTGATACATTGGCAGCAGAACGAGATTGGACTGATGATGACGTGAAAGCTATTTATATTTTGGGATATAATAGACATTTTGCAGATCCAGGGGAAACAGCTGAAAGTACCGCTTGTGTAATTAATGGAACCTATACGTTAGTTGAAAACATTCAGCAATATGAATTAATGGAGCCCGATTCAGTTGAGGTAGCATATATTGGCGACAACGATAAGATGTATATGATGACATATGATTTTAAAAATAATCAACAATCATATACGTTAGATGAAGGCAAAGATATTTTCGAATGGTCCGATAGCGATATAAGCAAACTTATTCCTAAAACAAAGTTCAGAGTAGTAAATGTTGATGTTGATAATACTGATGCGTTTGCTTTCTCTGGATATGGAGTAACTCATGATGAGTACATAAAATATGTTGACGACTGCAAGAAAAATGGTTTTACAGATATAGAGGCCGATAGCACAAGTAATGCTGACAATGGTTATTACAAAGCCTATAATACAAATGGCTACTTTGTTACGGCAGGTTATTCTTCGGAAAGCGATAAAATTTCAGTGTTCGTTAGCAACGATACCGAAACAACTACCAATAGTGAGGAATGAGATATGAAAAGAACGTTAAAAACATTAATGATTCTGGTCATGGCAATGTTGTTAATGACTGGATGCGGAAGTGGTAAGAGTGAAGAGAGTAATGTAACATCTGATGCAAATACGGATATAAACGCAACAGTATCTGAATCTGAAGACAATATCAAGTATGCTGATCTTTTACCGGTTACAGAGGATTATTTCAAAAACGTGGATGTGGCAATCATAGATCCAGATGGTGGCAGTCAATATTATTTTCGTGTTACCAATTTTACAGATGATGAGTACGAAGCATATGTTGAAGCTTGTAAGGCAGCTGGTTTTGATGATGTTTTTAATGAAGGTGGCGTTGGTAATGATGATATGATGTTTTATGCGTATAGTACTGATAAAAAGTATTATTTAAAAGTAATGGCGAGTCACGAATTAAAAGCAGTTGATGTTGTTTGTGAAACCTATACTGAACCTAAAACAACAGAGACCGAAAGTGCACAAGCGACCGAAACGGAAACGACAGAAGTGACCGAAACAACGGTAACCGAAAACAGTACAACAACTTCAACTGATACTGAGAGTTCAACACAAACCGAAACTGCAGTTAGTAGCACAGATATCAGACCAGAGTTTAAAGAGGCAATGGATAGCTACGAAGCATTCTTTGACGAATACTGTGAGTTCATGAAAAAATATAATGAATCTGACGATACAACATCATTGCTTGCCGACTATACAAGTTACATGGTCAAGTATACAGATACTATGCAGAAGATGAACAATATCAGTGAAGACGAATTAACAGATGCTGAGGTTGCGTATTACGCAGAAGTATCAGCAAGGATATCTGCAAAACTGATAGAGGCAGGAGCACAACAATAATTTAATAATTTACCAGACAGAGGTACTTAAACAGTATCTCTGTTTTTTTATGCCTATTTTTTGCGCGCGAAAAAAACATACCCTTTTATGAAGAGAAGGGATAAAATATCCATTTTCTTTTACGTTTTTAGGAAAGGAGTTCTGATTATGCTGGAAAGTAAATTTCAGGCAAATCTTGTTGCAGAATTAAAGAGACGGTTTCCCGGATGCATTGTCATGAAGAATGATGCAAACTATATTCAGGGGATTCCGGATATTCTTATTTTGTATAACGACATGTGGGCTTCTTTGGAATGTAAGAAAAGTGCGAGTGCAAAAAAACAGCCAAATCAGGAATATTATGTCAGGCGTATGAATGAGATGTCCTTCTCAAGATTCATATGTCCAGAAAATAAGGAGGAAGTATTGAATGAACTTCAACAAACATTCCAAACTTGAAGGGCAGCACGCTTTTCTTGGAGCCAGTAAATATCACTGGATTAATTACGATGAAGAAAAAATAGCAGAATCTTATTTGAGATTCAAAGCGACTCAGCAGGGAACGATTTATCATGCATTTGCAGCACAATGTATATCACTTGGACAGAAGCTCCCGAAATCTGCAAAAACTTTGAATATGTATGTGAATGATGCAATTGGATTTCGGATGATTCCAGAACAGGTGCTATATTATTCTGATAATTGTTTTGGAACAGCTGATTCAATATGTTTTCGGAATCGAATGTTACGTATTCATGATTTGAAAACAGGTGTGATTCCAGCACATATGGAACAGCTTGAAATATATACAGCTTTATTTTGTTTGGAGTATGGAATTAAGCCATCTGACATTGATATTGAGTTGCGGATATACCAAAATGATGAAATTTTTTATCACAATCCGGAAGCTGATGAAATCGTCCCGATAATGGATAAGATCATAACTTTTAATAAAGTGCTTAACAAGATTAAGGAACAGGAGGGATAACAATGGATAATTCATGGGAAAACAAAGATGATGTCTTAGCACATTATGGTATGCCAAAACGATCCGGTCGTTATCCCTGGGGTTCTGGAGAAAATCCATATCAGCACAGTGGTGATTTTTTAGCCCGTGTCGGAGAACTTAAGAAATCTGGAATGAAAGAGACTCAGATAGCTGAAAGTATGGGGTTGACAACAACTCAGCTTAGAACTCAGATGAGCTTGGCGAAGGATGAGCGTAGATCGCTTCAGGTTGAAACAGCAAAAGGATTGCGGGAAAAAGGTTACAGCTTAAACGAAATTGCACAGAAGATGGGATTTAAAAATGACTCATCGGTACGTTCTTTGTTAAATACAAATTCCGAAGTTCGTATGAATCAGGCTCAGAAGACAGCTGATTTTCTGAAAAAGATGGTCGATGAAAAAGGAATGATCGATGTTGGTACAGGAGTGGAACGTGAGCTTGGTGTTTCTAAGGAAAAGATGAATCAGGCTCTTTATATTCTTCAAATGGAGGGTTATGAAACATTTGGAGGTGGAGTTCCACAGGTAACGAATAAAGGAAAACAGACCAACATCAAGGTTTTATGTCCCCCTGGAACACCATATAAAGTAAACGAAGATGGAAAAAAGACATCAAGCGCTATATATGATTTTGATAACATTCATTCAGTTAAGGATTACATATCTTACGATGGCGGCGAGACCTTTCATAAATCATTTGTGTATCCGGAGAGCATGAGCTCTAAACGTCTGGCGATTCGTTATGCTGAAGACGGAGGTATTAAAAAAGATGGTGTCATTGAAATCAGACCAGGTGTACAGGATTTGTCTCTTGGAGAATCAAGATACGCACAGGTCCGTATCATGGTTGACAAAACACATTATCTAAAAGGTATGGCGATTTATTCAGATAATCTTCCAGATGGCGTGGATGTTATGTTCAATACGAACAAGAAATCCGGTACGCCAATGACCGATGTTTTAAAAAAGATAAAAGCTGATCCGGATAATCCATTTGGTTCCCTCATCAAAGAACATGGCGGACAAAGTTATTATATTGGAAAAGATGGTAAAGAGCACTTATCTCTTATCAATAAAGCACGAGAAGAAGGAGACTGGGATCAGTGGTCAAGAAATTTGCCATCACAGTTTTTGGCAAAGCAGAGTATATCGCTGATAAAAAAACAGTTAGGACTTGCCATGTCTGATAAACAGGCGGAATTTGATGAAATCTGTTCACTTACAAATCCAACTGTAAAAAAGAATCTGTTAAAATCTTTTGCTGATGATTGTGATTCCGCAGCAGTTCATTTGAAAGCGGCAGCATTACCACGTCAGCGTTATCAGGTTATCCTTCCGTTGACATCTATTAAAGATAATGAAGTGTATGCACCGAACTTTACAGATGGAGAAACTGTTGCGTTGGTTCGATATCCGCATGGTGGCACGTTTGAGATACCTATCTTAAAAGTTAATAATAAGCAGGCGGAAGGGCGTCGAGTGTTAGGTAATAATCCTGCCGATGCAATCGGTATAAATTCCAAAGTAGCTGAACGACTATCCGGAGCTGACTTTGATGGTGATACTGTAATGGTTATTCCGTGTAATTCGTCTCGGAGTAAAGTAAAAATTACATCGACAAATCCACTTGAAGGTCTTAAAGATTTTGATCCTAAGATGTCATATGGAACCGTGAAAAAGGGAGACGACTATTATAACGAATCCGGGAAGAAGATACGGATCATGAAAAATACACAGACTGAAATGGGAAAGGTCTCAAACTTAATTACTGATATGACATTAAAAGGAGCAACATCTGATGAGCTGGCAAAAGCTGTTAGACATAGTATGGTTGTTATCGATGCTGAGAAACATAAGCTGGATTACAAACAGTCCGAGATCGATAATGATATAGCGTCATTGAAAAAGAAGTACCAGGGTACCGTAGATGCCGATGGTAAGTATCATGAAGGCGCATCAACATTACTTTCAAGAGCTAAGTCAGAGACACAGGTATTGAAACGTAGAGGTACCCCCATTATCAATGATGATGGTTCTTTGAGTTACAAAGAAGTAAAGGAAGAGTATGTTGATAAGAATGGGAAGATACAGGTGAGGACCCAAAAAAGCACAAAGATGGCAGAGACAAGAGATGCTCGTACTCTTTCATCAGGTACCCCACAGGAGGAAGTCTATGCCGACTATGCGAATTATATGAAAGCCCTGGCAAACCGGGCGAGAAAAGAGATGGTTGGTACTGGGAAGATAGCGTATTCATCATCAGCTAAAGCCGCTTATCAGTCTGAGGTAGACTCTCTTATGGGTAAGCTAAACCTAGCACTACGGAATGCCCCTAGAGAGAGGCAAGCCCAGATCGTGGCAAACGCAACCGTTGCTGCAAAGAAAAAAGAGAATCCGGACATGGACAAATCAGAAATTAAAAAAGCAAGTCAGCAGGCTTTATCAGCAGCTCGTATTTCGGTTGGTGCTAAGCGAACAACGATCGATATCACTGATAAAGAATGGGAAGCAATTCAGGCTGGAGCAATCAGTGAAAACAAACTTACACAGATTCTTAACAACACAGACATCGATAAAATACGTCAGCGAGCAACACCGCGAGCAACCACAACACTTAGTTCTGCAAAACAGAATTTAATTAAAGCGCGCGCAGCTTCAGGTTACACAACTGCTGAAATTGCAGAATCACTTGGCATTTCAACTTCAACAGTAATGAAGTATCTTAAAAACTAATGCGTGAGCAGAAAGGAGACAAGAAGAATGAGATGTGCACTGACAACATTTGATAATCCTTTTAATCCATTTAGTGATTTCACACAATGGTTCTTGTATGATGAGAAAAAAGGATACCATTCTACCGCATATCTCGGAAGAATTGCACGAACATCTGATCAATTATCAGAAGAAGAAAATGATAAAGAAACAGAGAGAGCGATAGATGAAATTATCAAATATGATGAATTAGGTATCTATAAAAAGATAACACAATAAAAAATAAAGTATACAGAAAGAAAATGTATAGTAGGGGGGTGCTAAAAACGCATACCCCCTCTCACATCGCGGCGGTCTTTGAAAATTCCCCAGAGGGATTTTTTGAGAACCGCTTTTATATTTATAGCCAGTATTTAAGGTGGTTTTATGAGATAGTCCATTTTTTTTTTTGCATAAACAGTAGTGTGTTGCATGATACTTCCCCTTTAAATTATAATCCAAAACTCGTATAAACCACCTTAAATACTGGCTATAAAAAAGGTTATACTGCTATATTTGTCAAGAGATTGGAGGTAAAAGTGTGAAAAAGTCAAAGCTAGAAAAAACACCAAGAAAAATGCGACCGGCTTTGACGCCGGAATCCAGAGAAAATCAGATGATAGCGTTGGCTATGGATTTAGCTGAGCAGCAATTGAGAGACGGGACGGCATCTTCACAACTTATAACAGAATTTGTCAAACGAGGATCGACAAAAGCTAGACTTGAAAAAGAGATTTTGGAAGAGCAAAGAGATCTTTTGGATGCAAAAACAAAAGCATTGCAATCCGCAGAACGAGTAGAAGAACTATACGAAAATGCATTAAATGCTTTTCGAGGATACAGTGGACAAGGCGGTGATGACAATATCGATACGGACATATTCTGAAATGTCACGGCTTCGTTCATTTGAAGAACGATTCAAGTATCTTAAGTTAGATGGAGCAGTTGGCATTGAAACATTTGGGTTTGACAGATATTTGAATCAGGCTTTCTATAAGTCAAAAGAATGGTTGCAGGTTCGACGACAGGTCATCATTAGAGATAATGGATGTGATCTTGGAATTGATGGATATGAAATACACGGAAAAATTTTGATTCATCATATAAACCCAATAACACAGGAAGATATTTATGATCGAACCGGTTATCTGCTAAATCCAGAATTTTTAATTAGTACAACTTTGACAACGCATAATGCAATACATTATGGCGATGAAACATTATTTATACAATGTTCGTCAACAGAACGAAGTAAAAACGATACTTGCCCATGGCGGCATAATGGAGGATAACAATGGATAATAAGAAAGAAGAAAAAAAACGTAACATGCATGTAGAAAACCATACAGAAAACAACACAGAAGAACGCATTCCGGAAGCAGACATTGATGTTAAAAATGAAGAAGAGAACAGCGTTCATGGAATCGTGACTGACTGCGAAATACTTAATGTCAGATCAGAAGCAAATCTTACATCTACACCAGTAACGACGATCAAAGCTGGCGAACAGGTAATGATTGATATGGATTTATCTAACGACGAGTTTTACAAGGTATATACGGCTGCCGGTGCAGAAGGATATTGCAAAAAAGAATATATTAAAGTCCAGAATTGAAAGGATCAGTCATATGGAAATTACACAGAGTATCTTAAACTCTATCAAAAAAATGATTGGCGGAATATCTGCTGATGATGAGGCGTTTGATGCAGATTTGATCATACATATCAATTCCGCATTTTCAATTCTGTCTCAATTAGGAGTTGGACCTGCTGAGGGATTTGAGATTAAAGATAGCACAGCAGTGTGGACCGAGTTCGTGGATGATGACGCAACGTTTAATCTTGTAAAGTCATATATTTATTTAAAAGTAAAACTTGTATTCGATCCACCGTTAAGTTCAGCAGTTCTTGAATGCTATAAAGAGCAGATTAGCGAATACGAATGGAGATTAAACGTTGCTGCTGAAAAGTGAAAAAAATGTAATGGAGGTGTATCAAAGTGAAAAATGAAGATGTGTTGGAACATCATGGCATTCTTGGAATGAAATGGGGAGTGCGTCGATCTGAGGCAGAATTAGCAAGAAGTAGAGGTCATACCGAAAGCGATAGTGGACAGACAGGTAAAACGAAAGTTGCTACGTCAAAACATCCACCAGCTAAGAAAGCATCAAAGAGAATGTCTGATGACGAGCTGAGAGCGCAGATAAGTCGCCTGGAATTAGAAAAGCGTTACAGTGACTTATTAAGGGATACAACACCAGCCCAGAAAAAGAAAGGCAGAGATTTTGTGATGGGGATTCTTGAACAGTCTGGAAAAAATATTGGTGGACAGCTTGCGACTTATGCGATGGGCACAGCTGTTAATAAAATGGCAGGATCGCAAATTGTAAATCCCAAAAAAGGACAAAAGGATAAATAGGAGAGATATAAATTATGGCACTATCTAATACTGCTGTTCCGATATACTACGGTAAGTTTAGAGATGCCGTAATTCGGGGCGACATACCAATTTGCAAAGAAGTTGAAATGGAAATGCAGCGAATCGACAGTTTAATTGCCGATCCGGGTATTTATTATGATGATGCAGCAGTTGAAGGTTTTATCAGTTATTGCGAAAACGAACTAACTTTAACTGATGGATCTGATTTGAATCTGCTTGATTCATTCAAAGTTTGGGCTGAACAGATCTTTGGGTGGTATTACTTTGTTGAGCGGAGTATATATGAACCTTATGAGGATGGACACGGAGGGCATTATGTCACTAAATGGATAAAAACTCGTCTTGTTAACAAACAGTATTTGATTGTTGCGAGAGGAGCGGCAAAGTCTATGTATGCCTCATGCTTGCAAAATTACTTTTTAAACGTGGATGTAACAACAACTCATCAGATCACGACCGCACCAACAATGAAACAAGCTGAGGAAGTATTATCGCCAATTAGAACAGCAATCACCAGAGCAAGAGGACCTTTTTATAAGTTCCTTACAGAAGGGTCGTTGATGAATACATCCGGATCAAAAGCAAACCGGACAAAGTTGGCATCGACCAAAAGAGGTATTGAGAATTTTATGACAGGTTCCTTCTTGGAGATACGTCCAATGAGAATTGACAAGCTCCAGGGTCTGCAACTTAAAGTGGCGACAGTCGATGAATGGTTGTCCGGCGACATTCGGGAAGATGTCATTGGATCTATTGAACAAGGAGCCTCTAAAGTTGATGACTATTTGATCGTGGCAATCAGTTCTGAGGGTACTGTTCGTAATGGAGCAGGCGACACAATCAAAATGGAATTGATGGATATATTGAAAGGTGAATATTTCAATCCGCATGTATCCATCTGGTGGTATAAATTGGATTCCATTGATGAAGTTTCCAATCCGGATATGTGGTTAAAAGCAAATCCAAACATTGGAAAAACAGTAAAATATGAAACATATCAACTTGATGTTGAGCGAGCCGAAAAAGCTCCAGCAGCAAGAAACGATATTCTGGCAAAACGTTTTGGTTTACCAATGGAAGGATATACATATTACTTTACTTACGAAGAAACACTTCCTAAAGAAAAAAAGAGGACATATTGGCAAATGCCGTGTTCCCTTGGTGCAGATTTATCGCAAGGCGATGACTTTTGTGCATTTACATTTCTATTTCCATTATCAAATGGCGCATTCGGTATAAAGACAAGAAATTACATCTCGTCATCAACTCTTATGAAACTCCCATTAGCAATGAGAAACAAATATGATCAATTTATGAAAGAAGGAAGTCTTATAGTACTTGATGGTACTGTTTTGGACATGATGGAGGTTTATGACGATTTAGATGAACATATCGTTGAGTGCCAATATGACATTCGGTGTTTTGGTTACGATCCATACAACTCTAAAGAATTTGTTGCTAGATGGGAAAGCGAGAATGGACCGTTTGGAATAGAAAAAGTTATTCAGGGTGCAAAAACAGAATCGGTTCCTTTAGGCGAACTGAAAAAATTATCTGAAGAACGAATGCTTTTGTTTGATGAAGAACTTATGACATTTGCTATGGGAAATTGTATTGCTATGGAGGATACAAATGGTAATCGTAAATTGTTAAAAAAGCGATACGATCAAAAAATAGACGCAGTAGCCGCTATGATGGATGCTTATATTGCTTACAAATTAAATCGTGACGCTTTTGAATAAAAACATGGAGGAACTGGAAATGGGATTTATTGATAGACTCCAGCATGGCTGGAATGCATTTATGAATAAAGACCCGACGAACTATAACGGATATGGATGTTCATATCGTCCAGACCGTATTTATGCAACTCGGGGAAATTATAGATCAATTGTAAATGCTGTTTATAATCGAATCGCGCTTGATGTAGCCGCGGTGACAATTCAGCATGTAAAATTAGATGATAAAGGACGTTTCTTAAACGTAATGGACTCTGGATTAAATAAGTGTCTTACGTTGCGTGCAAATATTGATCAGACATCACGTGCATTTATACAGGATGTCGTTTTATCAGTAATGGATGAGGGATGCATAGCGATTGTACCGGTTGATACCAACATAGATCCAGATATTACCAATGGATATGATATCGATTCTATGCGTGTTGGAAAGATTGTAGAGTGGTTTCCGCAACATATCAAAGCGGAAGTATACAATGACCAAAAAGGTCGGAAACAAACCATTATAATGTCAAAAAAAGATGTGGCAATCATTGAGAATCCACTATATTCGGTAATTAATGAACCCAATAGTGTAATGCAACGATTAATTCATAAACTGAATCTTTTGGATGCGGTTGATGAACGTTGTTGTTCAGGAAAATTAGATTTAATTATCCAGTTACCATATACCATAAAAACAGAAGCCAAACAACGTCAGGCGGAACAACGTAAAGCCAGTATAGAGAATCAGTTATTTGGCTCGCCATATGGGATCGCATATATAGATGGAACCGAAAAGATAACACAGCTTAATCGTCCGGTTGAAAATAATCTGATGAAACAGATTGAATATTTGACAAACATGCTGTACAGCCAGCTTGGCATAACGCAGGCGATTTTGGATGGTTCCGCGGATGAAAAGACGATGCTTAATTACTATAACCGGACAATCGAGCCATTTATTTCAGCCATTGTGGATGAACTAAAAAGCAAGTTCATAACAGAAACAGCTAGAACACAGCATAAGTCAATCGTTTATTTCCGTGATCCGTTTAAGCTTGTTCCGGTTAATGATATTGCTGAGATAGCAGACAAATTTACAAGAAACGAAATTTTAACATCAAACGAAATACGTCAAATTATTGGTATTGCCCCGTCGGATGACCCTAAAGCAGATGTACTTAACAATAGTAACATAAGGGCATCTGAACAAACGGCAGCTTACAATAATGAAAATAATGAAACAGGAGGAAAAAATCAAAATGAAGTATGATTTTGGTGGCTGGGCCACGAGAAACGACTTAGAATGTGCCGATGGGCGAATCATTAAAAAAGATGCGTTCAAAAGCCAGAATGGAGAAAAAGTCCCGTTAGTATGGAATCATAACCACAGTGCCGCTTCCAATGTATTAGGACATGCATACCTGGAAAATCGTGATGACGGCGTGTATGCTTATTGCGAATTTAACGAAACTGAATCTGGAAAAACTGCAAAAGAACTTGTACAGCATGGCGATGTTCGATCATTGTCAATCATGGCAAACAAATTAGTACAGACCGGACATGATGTTATTCATGGAATCATTCGCGAAGTAAGTCTTGTACTTGCAGGAGCAAATCCAGGTGCGTTTATCGATGATGTAATGGCACATGGTGATGGAGAGTCTGGCATTATTATTGGATATGATGAAAACATAATGCTTTATCATTCCGATGATGAGGATGAAAAAGACAAAAAAAAGACTGCCGAAAAAGATGAATCAAAAGAAGCATCAGAAAAACAGACAGATAAAACAGCGAAAGAAATCTTTGATACACTTTCGGAAGAACAGAAAAATGTGGTTTACGACGTGGTCAGACAGGCATTAGAAACACCAACTGAACCTGATAAGACAGAAGAAAAAGATGAAAACGACAACAATAAATCTAAAGGGGGAACAAACAGTATGAAACATAATGTATTTGATGGTGACCAGCAGCAGGAGAAAGACTCCTTAACACATTCCGATCAGCAGGAAATTTTGGCAATGGCTAAAATGAGCAATATCGGAACTTTCCAGAATGCTCTTACAGCATACACAAATGAACATACACTTCAGCATGATGCAACATCCGGTGGATTTGATACCAATACAGTTGAAAAATTGTTCCCGGATTATCAGGAAGTGAGACCGGGAGCACCAGAATTAATCACCAATGATCAGGGATGGATTTCAAGAGTACTTTCTAAAGTACATAAGAGTCCGATTTCAAGAATCAGAACAAGTCAGGTAGATATCCGTAATATTGATGGGCTTAAGGCTAAAGGATATCAGAAGGGAAAAGAGAAAAAGAATGCTGGCAATTTCAGCCTGGTTCGTAGAACTACCGATCCACAGACAATCTATGTCAAAAACGCGCTTCACCGGGATGACATTGTTGATATTACAGATTTTGATTACGTTGCTTATTTATACAATATCGATCGTATGATGCTTGACGAGGAGCTCGCAATTGCAATCATGTTAGGCGATGGCAGGGAAGATGGTGATGCTGATAAGATTGCCCCGGATAAAGTTCGTCCAATCTGGAGTGACGATGATCTCTATACAATTCATGCCGACTTAGATTTAGCAGCGGCGAAGAAAGAACTTCAGGGTGGTAATACTTCCTTAAATTTTGGTTCCAATTATATTTATGCAGAGGCACTCATTGAGGCTGTTCTTCATGCCCGTGAAAACTACAAAGGAAGCGGAACACCAGATTATTATTGCACGCCGGCATCTTTAAATACCATGCTTTTAGCAAGGGATCTTAATGGACGTCGTATGTACAATTCAGTAGCGGAATTAGCGTCAGCATTAAACGTTGCCGGAATCTATACCGCAGAGCAGTTTGCAGGTAAGAAACGTAAAACCTCGGATGGTAAGACAAAGAAATTGCTTGGTATTGTATGCAATCTTGAAGATTATGCACTGGGGGCAACCAAAGGTGGAGAAATCAGCCATTTCACACAGTTTGACATTGATTTCAACCAGGAAAAATCTCTTCTGGAAACTCGTGTCTCTGGTGCTCTTCACAGAGTGTACTCTGCTATTGCAATTGAAGAAGATGTGACAGCATCCAGTAACAGTGTGAGCGATACAAGTGATCATGCAGCAGGCTGATCGTAAAGGAGAAAAATCAAAATGAAGTTTCATGGAATAATCGGCTATGCGGTTTCTTCAGAAATACGACCGGGTGTGTGGTCGGATGGAATTACAAGACGTGAATGCTACGGCGATCTGATTCGTAACACTCGTCAATATCAATCATCTGATACGCTTAATGATAATCTTAATATATCAAATGAAATCAGCATTGTAGCCGATCCATGGGCTCGCGATAACTTTCATTTGATGCGATATATCGAGTTTATGGGTGCTAAATGGAAAATTACAAATATTGAAGTTCGGTATCCGAGACTGATATTAACAGTTGGAGGTGTGTACAATGAATCGGCGACTGATGTTACATAAACTTTTATGTGAGGTATTGTCCTGCCCTACATCTGGGGATAATTGCAGAGTCTATTTTCAGCCACCTTCTTCTGTAAGAATGAAGTACCCTGCCATCGTTTATGCTCTTGATGATATCGAGAATACATTTGCGGATGACGGGGTTTACTTATCTAAAAAAAAGTATTCGATAACTGTTATAGACAGTGATCCAGATAGTAAGCTGATTGAAAAAGTATCAATACTACCAACTTGTCGGTATAACCGGCATTACACCAAAGACAATTTGAATCATGATGTCTTTGAAATATGTTATTAAGGAGGAACAACATTTATGAAAAAGAAACTTGTTTGGGATAACACAGGCGAGCGTTTATACGAAACTGGTGTAAGTAAAGGTGTTTTATATCCGATTCAGTCCGGAGGAGTATATACGAAAGGTGTTGCATGGAACGGACTTACGGCAGTTACAGAGAGTCCGTCTGGAGCAGAGGCTACAGGACTTTATGCCGATAATATCAAATATCTCAATCTTATTTCAGCAGAAGAGTTTGGCGGAACGATTGAGGCATATATGGCACCTGATGAGTTCGCGGAATGTGATGGCTCAGTTGAAGTGGCTCCGGGAGTTTATGCAGGACAGCAGAGTAGAAAAATGTTTGGTCTCGCATACACTACCATCATTGGTAATGATGTGGATTCAAATGACCATGGATATGAGATTCATCTTGTATATGGATGCATGGCTTCACCATCAGAAAAAGGCTATGAGTCTGTAAATGACAGCCCTGCGGCACTTACTCTTTCTTGGGACTTTACCACAACACCGGTTAATATTACATCGGTTGTGGGTGAAGTGACGAAGTTAAAACCGACAGCCACATTAGTGCTTAAATCAACTAAAGTCGATGCAAAGAAAATGGCAGCAGTGGAAGAAATCCTGTATGGCAAAGATCCAACAGGTGCTGATACTAACGATGGTGTCGAGCCAAGACTTCCGTTACCGGACGAGATTATTTCAATTATGAAAGCAGTTGGTTAACAAGTAAAAGAGTCGTATTCAGTCAGGCTGGCGACTCTTTTTTTTACGAAAGGAGATAACGATTATGTTAAAAAAGACAATTACTTATACAGATTACAATGGTGTGCGGCGTACCGAGGATTTTTGGTTTAATCTCTCTAAGGCTGAAATCATGGAAATGGAAATGGGAACCGCGGGTGGATTAGCTGAAATGTTACAGAACATTGTAAACGCACAGGATGGCCCAGCGATTATTAAGACATTTAAAGAATTAGTTCTTAAAGCTTATGGCGAAAAGACGCCGGATGGAAAATACTTTAGAAAATCTCCTGAAATTTCAGAAGCATTTTCTCAGACCGAGGCATACAGCGATTTATTCATGGAACTGGCAACAAATGCTGATTATGCGTCTGAATTTGTAAAAGGAATTGTTCCGCGTGATACTGATACCGTCGTGACAGCAGAAACAGCGTCGACAAACAAGATCGTTTCCATTTAAAAAGAGGTGGGTGAGTTATGCTTGAAATTGTAATACCACCCATTGAATTTTGGGATGAAACGAATGAGGTATTTGTGTATGCAGATGAACAGAAACTACAGATAGAGCATTCATTACTTGCAATTTCAAAATGGGAGAGTAAGTGGAACAAGCCATTTCTTACAAAGAGTGATAAAACACTGGCTGAATTTGTGGATTACATAAGATGCATGACAATTACAGAAAATGTTGATCCAGAAATTTATAATCGATTGACAGCTAAAAATATTCAGGAAATTGAAGAATACATGGGGGCTTCAATGACAGCATCCACAGTTCCGGAAGAAAAAAATACTCCACATAACCGGGAGCAGGTCACGTCAGAACTTGTGTATTATTGGATGTTGTCCTTAGGTATTCCGCCTGAATATGAAACATGGCATTTTAATCGTTTAATCATGCTGATTAGAATCTGTAATTTCAAGAATCGACCACCAAAGAAACATAGCAAAAGAGATATATATAGCAGACACGCGGCGATAAACGCAGCAAATAAAAAAAGATTCAATTCAAAGGGGTGACAGTACAAGATGAGCAATAGTAAATTAATAAGCTACACCAAAATCAGTCCGAACAAAACCAAGTCGAGAAAACATAGCATTGACAGAATTACACCACATTGTGTTGTTGGACAGCTTTCGGCAGAGAGCATTGGAAATTGTTTCGTAAGCCCAACAAGAAAAGCGAGCTGCAATTACGGTATAGGTACTGATGGACGAGTTGTTCTTTGCGTAGATGAAAAAGATAGAAGTTGGTGTTCATCGAACTCAGCAAATGATAACCGCGCAGTAACGATCGAGTGTGCTTCAGATAAAACAGCACCGTACGAGATGAACAATAAAGTTTATAATTCGCTTGTTGGTTTATGTGTAGATATTTGTCGGCGCAATGGAAAAACAAAGTTATTGTGGATTTCTGATAAGGAGAAAGCATTGAAATATTCTCCAAAATCTGACGAGATGCTGATAACAGTTCATCGCTGGTTTGCAAATAAGGCATGTCCGGGCGATTGGCTGTATTCAAGATTGGGAAAACTTGCACAACAGGTTACAGATCAATTATCAGGAAGTGCTGTATCAGATGTAACAGAAAAAAAAGAATCAACACAGAAAGCATTTAAAGTAAAAGTTTCGACTAAGCAGCTTCGGATTCGAAAAGGTCCGGGGACAAACTATGGATTAACCGGTGCGTATACCGGTGTTGGCACATTTACAATTGTTGAAAAACGAGCTGGTTCTGGTTCAGCTGCTGGTTGGGGGCGATTACAGTCCGGTGCAGGATGGATAGCGCTTGATTATGTAACTGAATTATAAGGAGCGTGTATATGATAACGTTTAGACAAAAGGGCGATTTTTCAAAGTTGACTAAATTCTTAGAGAAAGCCAAGGAAACAGTTAAAATCGGTGATCTTGATAAGTATGGTCGAGAAGGTATAGCAGCCCTTGCGTCTGCGACTCCTGTTGACTCCGGATTAACTGCAAATTCTTGGTATTACAAGATAGAGCAGAAAAAGGGGTCTGTATCAATCGGTTTTTATAACAAAAATATTCAAAATGGAGTTCCAATAGCAATCATCTTACAGTATGGTCATGCGACTCGTAATGGAGGCTGGGTACAGGGGCGAGATTACATCAATCCTGCAATCCAGCCTATTTTTGACCAAATTGCAAGCCATGCGTGGAAGGAGGTTACTGAGCTTTGAGTACAACAATCGACGAACGTGTTGTTGAAATGCGGTTTGACAATCAGAAGTTTGAACAGAATGTTAAAACCAGCATGTCTACAATCGAAAAATTAAAGAAAAGCCTCAATCTTGAAGGGGCTGCAAAAGGATTGGAAAATATCAATTCCGAAGCACAGAAGTGTAATCTGACACCTATGTCAAACGCTATTGAGTCTGTAAAAATTCATTTTTCAGGACTTGAAGTTATGGCAATTACTGCACTTCAGAACATTACAAATTCGGCTATACAGGCGGGAGAAAGAATGGTTTCCGCTTTTACAATAGATCCAATAAAATCTGGTTTCGAAGAATATGAAACACAGATCAATGCTGTTCAGACAATACTTGCAAACACATCAAGTAAAGGAACAACACTGGATCAGGTCAATTCTGCATTGGATGAATTAAACCATTATGCAGATATGACAATTTATAATTTCACGGAAATGACCAGAAATATCGGTACTTTCACAGCAGCAGGTGTTGATCTTGATACATCAGTGGCTGCTATTAAGGGTATCGCAAACTTGGCGGCAGTATCCGGTTCAACATCTCAACAGGCAAGCACTGCAATGTACCAGCTTTCACAGGCATTGGCAGCGGGTACGGTAAAACTGATGGATTGGAACTCAGTAGTAAACGCTGGAATGGGTGGTCAGGTATTTCAGGATGCGCTTAAAGAGACTGCACGTGTTCATGGTGTAGCTATTGATCAGATGATCAAGGATGAAGGTTCATTTCGTGAAACTTTACAAAAAGGATGGCTTACATCGGATGTCCTGACCGAAACATTATCAAAATTTACAGGCGATTTGAATGAAGATCAATTGCGTACAATGGGATATGCAGATGAACAGATTAAGTCAATTCTCGAAATGGGAAAAACTGCAAATGATGCAGCAACAAAGGTCAAGACGTTTACACAGCTGTTTGATACATTAAAAGAGGCAGCACAGTCCGGATGGACGCAGAGCTGGGAAACAATCGTTGGCGACTTTGAAGAAGCAAAAGAGAGATTAACTGGTTTATCTGACAGATTCAGTGAATTGATTAATAATTCATCTGATAAACGTAACTCTATTTTAAGCAGATCATTTGGATCTGGTTTTGATACTTTATCAGAGAAATTGAGTAAGGCTGGAATAGAGACTGAAGTATTTCAAAATAAAGTGAAAGAACTGGCTAAAAATCATAACGTAGATTTAGATATGATGATTGAGCAGACCGGTTCGTTTGAAAAGGCTTTAAGCACTGCATTTAGTCACGGTTTGTTGAAAAGAGATATTCTAAAAGGTGCAATAAAAAGCCTTGTTGGGAATCTGACAGATGCTACTAAATCTACTGCATCCATGGCATCTCAAATGGAAAAGTATGGAGAAGTGGTAGATGCTGTTATAAATGGAAAATTCGGTACAGGCGAAGCAAGAATAAAAGCATTAACTGAAGCCGGATATGATTACGCAACTGTACAAAATCTTGTAAATGAAAAACTTGGAAGCAGTGTCCGGCATATATCATCATTGACCGATGAACAGTTAAAAAATGCAGATGGATTAGCAAATCTGTCAGATGAGCAGTTGAAAAATGCAGGATATACAGAAGAACAGATAACTGCACTTCGTGATTTACAAAAAGAAGCAAATAAGGCTGGTTCATCTATCAACGATCTGATCGATAACATTGATCGTCCAACCGGAGCAGAGTTAGTATGGGGGTCAGTTTCGAATGTGATTGACAGTGCTGTCTCATCTTTGTCTGCAATGAAGAAAGCATGGAACGATGTGTTTTATAAAGGTATGTCTGATGATGACATTATCGAGAAAAAATCACAACGATTATACAATCTTCTCAAAGCAGTTAATTCCTTTACAGAAAAACTCAAAGTGAGCGATGATACAGCGGATAAACTGACCAGGACTTTTAAGGGATTATTTGCGATTCTGGATATAGGCACAACAATAGTCGGTGGCGGATTTAAACTGGCATTCAAAGGGGCATCAATTGTTTTGAATGCATTCAATTTGGACATTTTAGATGTTACAGCTACAATTGGTGATTTACTTACAGAATTTCATGATTTTCTTTTGGATAATAAGCTGGTTAATAACGCAATTAAAGAATGTGGAACGGCTTTTAAGAAAGGATGCACTGAAATTCAGAAATGGGTTCAACAGTTTACAGAATTACCTGTTGTGAAAGAAAATCTAGAGGAAGTAAAAAACGCACTTTCTAAAATGGATTTTTCAATCGCTGAACGCGGAATCAATAAAGTTACAAGTGCCCTGCAAACTGGTTACACTGAACTGCAAAAATGGATCAACAAATTTCTGGAAATCCCGATTGTTCAAAGAAATATTGAAAGATTTCAAAATGCTTTTTCAGAGACATTTTCTGATGTAAACACGTACTTTAAAAATGGATTAGTCGTAATAGACGAGTTCATAGCACGTGTAAAATCCTTAGATCATATATCATTAGACAACATTGATGATATTTTTAAAGATTTTCGACAAAATGTACTTGGATATTTTTTCAATTTTGATGGCATATTTGGCAATTTAAAAACTGCATTCGATGCATTTAAAGCAGATATTAAAAGTCAGCTTGATGAAATTGCTGGAACAGCTGATGGCTTTAAGGCAAAAGTGTTTGGCGTTGTGGATTCAATCAAACAGTATATCACAGATCACATTGGTGAGATCTTTACAATCGGTATGGGCATCGGACTCATAAAAGTTACAAAACAGATTGGAACTGCTCTTGAAAATATATCTAAACCATTTGAGTCTTTTGCTGGTATGTTTGACAGTGTTAGCGGTGTTTTTAAAAGTATCAGTGGAGTTTTTGATACCCTTTCAGAGTCTATAAAGGCTGATATTCTTATTAAAAAGACACAGGCTATCAGGAATATCGCAATTTCTATTGCAATACTTGCAGGTTCTCTATTTTTATTATCACAGGCAGATCCAGAAAATTTATTAACAGCTGCAAAAGCGATTCTGGTTCTTGCTGGAACATTAGCAGTTCTTACAGCAGCTATGTCACTTATTGATAATAAGCTTGGAGTTGGAACAGGAACTAATAGTGGAGCTACAAGTATGTTAATGATGACTGCATCATTAATGATTCTGGTGGAAGTCCTGAAAGGGGTAGACGAAATTAAATCCGACCACATTTTAAAGGATTTGGGAATAATTGCGGCGCTGGCCGGTGGATTAGCAATAACCGCAGGTTTACTGGGAAGATTTGCTCCTCAGTTATCAAAAGGTTCGTTAACTCTTATTGGTATCGCAGTATCGTTGAAAATCATGGTAGGTGTGTTAAATGATTTAAACGATCTGAAGATGGATAATATCAATCAAACGATAAAGATTATGATCGGGGCGTTAGCCGGATTGGCAATATTAAGTATCGCCTGCAAAAATATTAAGTTTGGTTCTGCGGTGTCAGTATTGGCGATTGTTATAGCCTTAAAGTTATTCATAGGCGTGTTTGATGATATTGCCAATCTTGATTTTGCAAAAGTAGAAGATAATCTCAAAACAATAGCAGTGATATTCGGAATCTTTGCAGGGGTTATGGTCGCAAGTAAATTTGCAGGAAAGAATGCTGCACAGGCAGGAGTTGGAATCCTTGCAATGTCGGCAGCACTGATATTAGTCGTGGGTTCGATGAAAATGCTTGCGAATATGAATGCTGGAGATATTAAAAAATCATTGAACGCGGTATCGCAGATAATGTTAGTATTTTCTGCGGTTATAATCGCAAGTAAATTTGCAGGAAAAAATGCGGCGCAGGCAGGAGCAATGCTTTTAATGATGTCTGGTGCATTACTTATTTTGACCGGTGTGATCGTTGTTCTAAGCCATGTTAAGCCAGAGGGAATGAAACAGGCTCTTGGAGCGATTGCAATTTTGGAGGCACTTTTTGCTGGTTTAATAGCAGTGACAGCGTTGGCGAAAGATTGTAAAAGTACAATAATGATGATCGCTATTACGATTGGTATATTAGCAGTAGCTCTTGCAGGTTTATCGTTTATAAAACCTGAAAATCTGGTGGCTGCTACAGTTGCAATATCGGTTGTTATGGGAATGTTTGCTGTAGTTATTGCTTCTACTCATTTTGTGAAAAAAGCGACAAGTACATTATTGATCATTACAGGGGCGATTACCATATTGGGCGGTATGATTGCGTTATTAGCGCAGTTACCGGTCGATTCAGTACTTGGTTCAGCTGTTGGATTGTCTCTTTTATTGCTGTCTTTATCATCAGCTATGATCATCATAAGCAAATGCGGTACAGTGTCACCTAAAGCATATGTTACATTAGGAGTAATGACATTAGTTACTGCTGGGTTAGCGGCGATTATTGGAGTGCTTGCGAAAATGAATGTCGGACCGACATTAGAGATTGCGGCTTCATTATCAATTATGTTATTAGCATTATCAGCTGCTTGTCTGATTTTAAGCAAAGTTGGTATGGCTGGAAGAGGTGCATTTGTGGGAATTGGTGCACTCGTAACGTTAATTGCGTCTGTAGGCGGATTGATGGTTGCTATAGGTGCCTTAGACGAATATTTCCCTGGAATGGAGAAATTTCTTAATAAAGGAATGGTTATTCTGGAGAAAATTGGTTATGGTCTTGGATCTTTCTTTGGTAGTATTATTGACGGATTTGCAGTAAGTGCTACATCTGGTTTGCCGGAAATAGGAGACAATCTCGCTGGTTTTATGGAGAATGCTAAGCCATTCTTCGATGGATTATCCAATGTAGACGCATCAGCAATGACCGGTGTAAAAGCACTTGCAGATACTATCTTGATTCTGACAGCAAACGAATTATTATCTGGCATTACGTCATTTCTTGGTTTTGGAACAAATTCCATGGATATGTTTGGTATACAGCTTGAAGCATTTGGAACATCTTTAACGAACTTCTCAAATTCCGTAGAAGGTGTAAATCCGGAAAATGTGAACAAAGCCGCAGAAGCCGGAAAAGCATTAGCAGATATGGCAAATGCAATACCAAATACTGGAGGCGCTATAGCTAAAGTTATAGGCGACAATACAACTGATGTTTTTGGTATACAGCTTGAAGCATTTGGAACATCTTTAACGAACTTCTCAAATTCCGTAGAAGGTGTAAAGCCTGAAAATATTAACAAAGCTGTTGTTGCAGGAAAAGCGATTGCAAATATGGCAAATGCAATACCAAATACTGGAGGCGCTATAGCTAAAGTTATAGGCGACAATACAACTGATGTTTTTGGCACGCAACTTGAATCGTTTGGAACATCTTTAACGAACTTCTCAAATTCTGTGGCAAACGTAAATCCAGAGAATATCAACAAAGCTGTTGTTACAGGAAAAGCGTTATCTGACTTAGCCAACAGTTTACCGGAGACAGAAGGTTTCTTTAGTAAGATAGCAGATTTCGGTACATTCGGAGATGATTTGTCATGGTTTGGATCATGTTTAGTAAACTATTCTACTTCTGTAGCAGAAATCAATACAGATAAAATCTTGGAGATCAATAAAGCAATAAGGTCATTGATTATCCTGTCCAATGATATTTCAGCTGATGGATGTAAGGGTCTGACTACATTTGGAAAGTCATTATCAAAAATCGCTAAAAATGGATTAAGCAGTTTTGTAACAGCTTTTAGTGATGCCAAAGATCAGATCATTAACACAGGAAGTCAAATGATTACTGATTTCATAATTGGGGTGGAAGCAAAGCATCCAGATTCGAATGCCGAATTTAGAACGGTCGCACAGTCAGCGGTAGATACAATCAGAACATATCATGCTAGTTTCAGTCTTGCTGGAGCATATTTAGTTGATGGATTTGTCAACGGAATCAGCGCCAATACATACAAAGCGGCTGCACAGGCTAAAGCAATGGCTTCGGCGGCAGTTGTGGCTGCAAAAAAAGAGCTGGATGAACATTCTCCGTCAAAAGTATTTTATGGAATTGGCGATTTTGCAGGTAAAGGTTTTATAAATGCACTTGCTGATTATACAGATAAAGCAGAATATGCAGGACAAAATGTTGCTAAAGCTGCTGTTAACGGTTCGCAGAATGCAATTGGAAAAATTGTAGATGTATTAAACAATGGAATAGATGCTGAACCAACAATTCGACCTGTTGTAGATTTATCGGATGTGACAAAAAGTGTTTCAGATTTGAATACCTTATTCAGTTATGAACAGGCTATGTCATTAGGAAGTCAGATAGAAGTAACACGTAAGGCGAAATTTCAAAATGGAAATGCAAACGACATAATTTCTGCGATTGATAAGCTTGATGCATCATTAAGCAGATTCAGAGGAGATACTTATAATCTGAATGGTATTACGTATGATGATGGAAGCGTAGTTGCAGAAGCAATCAAGACTCTTGTTAGGGCTACAATAGTGGAAGGGAGAATATAAAACATGGCAAATAAAAAATGTAAGAACGTGACATGTGGTATCCAATCGGGTACCACTAATGTTTTATATTTTACATGGGTATGGAATGGATATATACCAAGTACTCATAAGGACTGGAGTAAAAATAAAACCACTAAAGACTTTAAATACCAGATTCAGTATACAACGGGTGATGGTGTGTGGTTTTGGGGAGAAAATGGCTCGACAATTGCAAATAATGTTCGTAATCTTACATATTCAATTCCCTCTAATGCAAAGAAAATACGATTCAGGATTAAACCGGAGTCGAATACATACAAGAATAATAATGTAGATACAGCATGGTATACATCTGAATATACAGCATGGAAAGAATATAAAGTCGTCGCAGACAAAACACCAGCAACACCAAGCACACCAACTTTGAGTGTAAGTGGAAATCTTCTTACAATGGAATTAGATACATACGATGAGAATACGAAGTCAGTGTATTTCTATGTTGTAAAAAATGATACAAAACGATATGGCGAATATTCAGCAGATGTAGTTAAAAACCATGTAAGTATGACGATTGCAGTAGATGCTGGTGCAGAATACAAAGCAAAGGCATGTGGAAGCAATCAAAAAAATGATCATATGGGTTCTTTTGAGACTGGAGAGTGGTCTGAGTATTCATCGAATGTGTCTCCATGTCCTAACACACCGAGCTGGATATCTTATTATGCCAAAACATCAACAGAAGTAAGGCTTGACTGGACACATTCTAAGGGCGCAACAAGTTTTGAAGTGCAGTATACAGAGTATCAAAGGTACTTCGATAGTTCTGGAAATGTTACATCACTTACAGTTAATGAAGAATCTGATTATAGTCATGCCGAGGTCTCTGGTCTTGAAACAGGAACAAAGTATTTCTTTAGGGTCAGGGCAAAGAATGACGCTGGTTATTCCAGTTGGTCTGAGATTGTATCTGTAATTGTTGGAGAGGTACCGGATGCACCAACAACTTGGGCAGATGCATACACAGCAGAGGTTACACATTCGCCTGTTTTATATTGGACTCATAATTCTGGCGACAGTTCAAATGAAACAAAAGCGGAGCTGTATATTAGTATCAATGGTGTTTATGTCGGTGCGTTATACGATACAGAAAAGAAGAAACAGGGGCAAATATGCTCATTTCCTTTGAGCAATCTCGGAATGACATTTTCATCAGATACAAAAATACAGTTTAAAATACGAACCATGGGAATCCTTCAAACAAAAACAAACGGAAATGAGGCTTGGAGTCCTTGGTCCACAACAAGGACAATTCAATTGTACCAAGCGCCAACGTTGACCGCCACAATAAATGGTTTAGATGAAAATAAAAACCTTTTGGCATATCCGTTGACATTAGTATATGAATCGGGTCCAACTACACAGAAACCAATTAGCTGGTATCACGAAATAACTGCTGGAAATACATATGAAACTGTTGATGAAACAGGTCAAGTTAAAACTGTAATGAAAAACGATATTATTTGGTCTGAGTCATTCAACGCATCTGAACGATCAACAACTTTAACCATTAATCCAGCATTGACATATTTGGAAAATGGGGAAGTATACGTTGTAAAAACTGTAGTTGGAATGAATACTGGATTGTCAGCATCACATGAGCAATATTTTAAAGTATCAATGTTGGAGACAGCGATTGATATAGAAGCGGTCATCAGTTATAACACTAAAAATTATACAACATCAATTGAAGTAGCTGTGTACGATAAGATTCAGGATAATGAGTTGGATTCTATAATTGATGAAAACGGTGAAGTAGTGTATGCAAATGGTGGGAAATTGTTGGATGATGCATTAGTTTCTATATATAGAAGAGAATTTGATGGATCATTTACTGCAATAGTAAAAAATGCTATAAACCGTGAGCATAACACTTTTATTGATCCGCATCCAGCATTAGATTATGCACGATACAGAGTGGTTGCAAATTTAACTGGAAACGGAAGTTTTGATTTCTATGATGTGCCAGTATATCCAGTACAAGAGAAAGCAATTATTATTCAGTGGTCTGAACAGTGGCAAAACTATGTCGGAACTGAAGATTTGATTTTAGCAGAACCAAGTTGGAGTGGCTCATTGGTACGGTTACCATATAACATTGATATATCTGACGATTTTTCAAATGATGTTAATTTGCAAAAATACATTGGTCGAAAAAGACCGGTTAGTTATTATGGAACGCAACAGGAACATACGGCAACATGGTCAGTAGATATACCAAAAGATGATATCGAAACATTATATGCAATACGAAGGCTTGCTAATTATTTTGGAAATTGTTATGTAAGGGAACCATCTGGCACGGGATATTGGGCACAAATAAAGGTTTCATATAGTCAAACACACGCTGACTTGGTAATACCGATTTCATTTAGTATAACAAGAGTTGAAGGGGGTGCTTAAAATGCTGGATTGGACTCAGACTATGTCACAATCTTACAGATTTTATAAAGTTGACCCTGTAACATGGATGGACGGTCAGGAATTAAATCAGATTTCTGACTGTTCTATTAATTGGGATTCAACAAGTAGTACACTCGGTTCTGCATCTATAACAACTTCTGAGATACTTGAAGAATGCTACATACGAACATATATGGTAGCAATTCAAAATGGAGTAAAAGAAACGATTCCAATTGGTACGTTTTTGTATCAAATGCCATCCAATGATTATGATGGAAAGTGTCAAACAATAAAAATGAATGGTTATACGCCGTTGATGGAGTTAAAAGAAAAATCACCGTCAATCGGATATACAATAAAAAAAGGTACAAATTATATGACATTGGCAAGCGAATTGACAGCGAAAAATACAAGGGCACCTGTTATCACCGTAGAAACAGCAAGTACCCTAAGTTCTAATTTTACAGCTGGCACAGACGATACGTGGCTTACGTATCTGAGGGATTTAATAGCTACAGATCATTACACATATGATGTAGATGCTTTAGGACACATTCTTTTTTCTCCTGTAATTGCTACAGAGAAAATGCAACCAGTAATGACATTTAATGATGATGAAAGATCCATCTTATTACCAGATGTTACAGTTGAAAGAGATATGTATGACATTCCAAACGTGGTTGAGGTTGTGTATTCGGAAGGTGTCAAAAAACCAATAAGTGCAATTGTTAAAAATACAGATGATAATAGTCCGGTATCAATTAGTAAAAGAGGCAGAGAAATTATTCATCGTGTTGTAAATCCGTCGTTGAGCGGTATACCAAATGAGGAATATGTGAAAGAGTATGCAAGAAATTTGCTCGCAACTTTATCAAAATTAGAATACAAAGTAACTTATACGCATGGTTACTGTCCAGTAAGAGTTGGCGATTGTGTGTTATTGAACTATGAAAGAGCAGGTTTAAAAAACATAAAAGCCAAAGTTATCAGTCAGTCTATTAATTGCGGAATTGGATGCACAGTAGAAGAAACAGCAGTATTTGTTAATAATTTATGGGAAGGCGGTTTGTAACATGGAATTGTCAACACATTTGTTAAAATCATTTGCGAAAGTTGTAAATCAACCTTCAAAAGAGACTTCTAAAACATCAACTATATATGGCGATTTAAAAAACGATAAGAATGATTTTTACGTTAAGATCGATGGGTCAGAGGAATATATCCCTACATATACTGTTGTTAATGGACAAACTGGAGATAGAGTAGTTTGTGAAATACGAAATCATTCAGTATTAGTTACTGGAAATTTATCGTCGCCATCTGCAACGGGTGATGACGTGAAACAAGTATCAGATAAAGTTGATTTTCTTGAAGCAAATAGAATTACAACAGATTATCTCGAAGCTCATTATGCAGAAATTGATTTTGCAAACATAAATGTTGCTAATATTAAACAAGGATTTATGGAATCGCTTTTAGTATCACAGGGAATAATAGCAAATCGTGTTGTTGGTTCAGAGGTGATAGCAACAAACGTTTTAACCGGAGTGAATATCTATGCTGACGATATTGTAGCTGGAACTCTATCAGTAGACAGGCTTGTTTTTCGAGGAAGCGAACAGAGCGTAATTTATCAGTTGAATAACATAAGTGGCGCACTTCAGGCAGAGAATGTTGATACAATTAATGGTGAAGTGATTACACCAAGGACAATTGCAGCTGATCGCATTATAGCAAAAAGTATTACAGCAACTGAAATTAATGTGCAAAACTTAGTTGCTACAGGATTGATAGAAGCAAATAGACTGACTTCTAAAAATATTGTAGTAGACGATCTGTTTGCCACGGATATTACAGCAGCCGGAAGCATTAAGAGTAGTAATTACGTCTACACAAGCGGTATTTATAGTACAGCAGGTGTAAAGATGAGCATGGCAACTGGTCAGATAATCAGTAGACAATTTGCAATCGATGTATCCGGGAACACTTATTTTGCTGGACAATTATCAGCGCCAACAGGAAATATTGGCGGTTTCACAATCGGAACAAATTCTTTATATTCTGGACCTGATAACCTTGGGAGTAATAAAAAAGGTGTTTATATAGGCACAGATGGAATAAGTTCAATTGGGGATAATGGCGGAAAATATGTGCAGATAAGAAATGGAAAAATTACAGGTCATAACAGCGGCAGTATGCCTGGCACGTCTGAGGCTGTAATAGATTTGACAACGGCAAGTAGTGCAGGCAATAGAGCTTTTGGTTTGGGTGCTCAAGCTGGATTGTTATCAGTGTACATGATTGATGAGACGGCTGTCAACTTGCCGTCCGCCAAAGGCATTATTATATCTTATGATGGTATATATACTGGCAAATATCAAAGTGGAACGTGTGTGCAAAACAAGACATTACTTTCAGTTGATGGCGATGTTGGATGCTCATTGAATTTATCAAATGCTTTATGGCTTCGTACATACAATACAGCGGGCACATTAACCAGATTGATTGGTATGAACAGTAAAGACAATGTTCATATGGGTGACTATAATGGAGACAATATATCACCAGTGTATATCCATGCAAAAGGTAAACAATACGATTTCACAGATGCAGCTTTTTGCCCAAATGTTACAAATGATGTCACATTAGGAGGTGCGAGCAAGCTATGGAAAACTGTTTACGCAAAGACTGGAACAATTAATACCTCTGATCGGACAAAGAAGCATGACATAAAAGATTTGACAGAGGTATATGAAAAGCTGTTTCTTAAGTTACAGCCAAAGTCATTTATATTTAACGACGGCGACCGTGTACATATTGGTGCTATCTCACAGGATGTCGAAGATGCTATGCATGAGCTTGGAATGTCGGCGGAGGATTTTGCAGGATTCTGTAAGGATATTCAGTATGATTATCGGGAATATAACGACGACGGAACACCTGTAGAAGAGAGCAGATACATTATAACAGATGCCGACGGTAATCCGGTATATGATTATGCCCTGCGGTATCAGGACTTTATCTTTTTAACAATCCATATGGTGCAGAAGCTATTTATCAAAATAGAAAAAATAGAAAATGAAATGGATGCAATGAAAATGAAAATTGCTTTATAGAAAGGACTGTAGGTTCATATGAAAAAATTAGAGATTAAAACTGGAAAACTTTATGATATGTATGTCGGTTTTCTATCGAATAATATTGTAAAACTGGAATTTTCAAGAAGAGGTGCTTTGGCTATATGCCGTAATCTTAAAAAGATTGAAACAGAGTTGTCCGAATATATTTCAGCGCGACAGAAATTAATCGAAGAGTATAAAATTGGTGATGAACCGTATATTGACCATACGAATCCCCGATATAACAAATTTATGGATGAACTTTATGCGATAAATTCTGTTGATGTTGTTCTGGATATTAATACTATTACAGAAGAAGATCTTCCGAAGAATATTAGTATCGAACAAGTCTTGTTATTGGATTCAATGCTATGCGAGAACGCAAAGGAGTGAATGTAAATGGCTAAACTAATAGAATACGATCAAGTAGAAACGCTTAAAGACGAAGACATATTTTTGATTGATGGTGAACGAGGAACAAAAACTATAGCGGCGAAAAATCTTGCAAACGATATAAAAAAAGTTAGTTTGGGCGAATCGACCGAATATACGGACGATAGATTTTCTAAACTGGATGATGCAAAACTTGATAAAACTGGAGATGCAAGTAATGTAACTAGCGATATTCAATCTGCAACGATCAGAACGAATCTTACAACTGGGGAAAAACTTGCTGTTTCATTAGGAAAAATTAAAAAATACCTCAGTGATTTAAAAACTGTTGCTTTTACTGGAAGTTATGCAGATTTGACAGAAAAACCAACATCAATGACAGCAAATGGCGGAAATGCCGATACCGTAAATAATCACACGGTTGATACAGATGTTCCAGAGGATGCAAAGTTTACAGATACAGTATATGATACTTTTGTAAAATCTGGAACTGAAGCAAAAGCTGGTCTTGTTCCGTCACCACCGACTACTGCTGGCACAACTAGATACCTTAGGGAAGATGGAACTTGGGCTGTCCCATCGAGCTCTATACCAGATGATACAGTTACCGGTATTAAAGGAAATGCCGAAACAGAATACCGCACAGGGAAGGTGAATTTGACACCGGAAAATATCGGTGCGCTTCCTATTAGTGGAGGAAAGTTAACAGGTCAATTACAAGTTGGCGAGAAAGTTAAACTTTATACCAGCAGCGAGGGTGGAAACATTCAGATTATATCACCAGATGATATCGGTTTAAGATGGGAACTAGATGCATTCAAAGGTGATTTGAGGTTTATTTGTTTTAATAATGATGGTACCGTCAAAAAAATCTGCCAGTTAACAAAAGATGGAACGCTTATCGCAAACAATGCAACACAATCAGCAGCAGGCTTAATGAGTCCGAAAGATAAGGAAAAATTGGACAATCTTTCTATCGTAAATAATAACACTACAACGGAAGCAGGGTACGCGCTTGATGCGAGGCAGGCGAATCCGAATGTGAATGGGAGTTTGGCGAAACAGATCAGTACGTTAAACAGCAGTTTAGTAAAATACTTACCATTATCGGGTGGAACAATGACTGGAACTATCATTGGACAACATAAGTTACCAGGTAGTACTGCTTCAGATGCTAATGGAATGGTTCTCGGTGTTCAGACATCCGGAAATACAGGAATTTTTAATGGTAACGGAGATGGAAATGGGGCTGACGTTGCAAATCTAATCATCAAATCATGGTACGGAGTTGGATTTGTAGATGGTTGTTCTAATCAAGGAATGACTGTCGGAATAGATTGCAGGAGTGGAAACATTACATGCAATTCAATAACAATAAGAAATGTCGGAAGTGTGACAGATTTATTAAATTCTAAGTTATCAACCTCTGCATCATGTAATAAAAATTGGAATTGGAGCGGTAAAAATGAAACCCCAGCCTGGATATGGGGTGGTAGCGATGGAACTAATATGTATGTCTATAATCCGACATATATCCTGGTTCAGGGAATAAGAAAT